TGTTGTTGATCTGCTCGACCAAAGAGTTGTACCGTGCAGTTGGCAGGTAGTCAGTGGCCTTGGCAGTCAACCCAGACTCGTCGTACTGGCCCATCAGTTTCTTGAGGTCAGCAGCCGTAGGTTTGGTCAGCCCCAGTGCTTCGTACGCGGCCTTGACTTCACCCTCATCAACAACACGTGGGTCAACCCACGCTGTAATTTTTGTAGCTTGGTCGGCTTCATTGACCTGTCCAACGAACCGGTTGACATCCGCATCAGTGGGGGTGTATCCACTGTCCACCAGATACTTCTTGGCTTCGTCAAACGTCACCTGACGTGGGTTGACGTAATCGGTAACCGCCTGTGTTTGTGTGGACTCTGCCTTGCTACCAACGAACTGCTTAATCTCATCCGCAGAGGGTGTATACCCCTTGGCAGTAAAGAATGATTTGGCTTCGTCGTAGTTGGTTGCTTTGGGGTCAAACTCGGAACGTGCCGCAGTCGTAGCGGCAGCTTCATCCTTTTGGCCAACCAACTTAGCGGCTTCTTCGTCTGTGAGCGTATAGCCTTCGGCGGCGGCAGCGGCTTTGACTTCAGCAAGGTCGAACACCTTGGGGTCAACATACGCTTCGGCGCGACTTGCCAACGTAAGGTCGGTGCCCTGACCTGTCAGTGCTTTGACATCTGCATCAGAGTATGTGTAGTCATCACGCTTGGCCAGCGCCGTAGCAGCTTCGTCGCTGCTGGTGTAATTGGCGTTGTCAATTGTGTTCATCAAGTTAGACTTGATGGTGTTATCCGTGACACCAAAGTTGGCCAGTGCAGTAGCAGCGGCGGCGGGGTTACCCTTGTTAGTCTCCAGAATGTTGGCGATCTGTGGGTTGCCTTGGACAGCGTTGGAGATGACATCCCCTGTACGGCTTGCGGCATACGCACCTCCAGCAATAGGGCCACCTGCAATGAAACCAAACGCAGCGGCCTGTGTGATCTCTTTGGCAACGTCACGAGTTTTGTCGAGTTTGTACAGTTGCCCTTCAAGTGCAGCTTGCGTGATACCTTCCTCGCCAGCTTCGGAAGTACCTTCTTTGATAGCTATCTTTGTGCCGGTCTTGGCAAAGTCACCAAGAGTTTGCAACGCATCGCCGAGTCCCGTACCAGACCTACCTAAGAGAGCTTTCTCAAGGGCTGCACCACCAAGACCCATCGACACGGCAGTAGTAGCCGCAGCAACAAACGCTTGGCGTTGTGCAATCTCCATGGCAATCTTATCGGCATCCGCTGGAGACTTGCCTACTTTGATGGCCGTTTTGTACGCTTCGTCGTACGCACCCGTTGCAGCGCCGCCAGCCGACTCAACAATATCAGTCATGATACCTGCGGTCATACCTGCGGTACTGCCCATCTTTGCGGCAACAGCTTGGCCATACTTCAACGCCGCCGCAGCACCTTTGGCACCCGAGGCAACAACACCACCAATAAGAAGCGGTGCAATTTCTTGGATACCTTCAACGCCAACGTACTCTGCAACAAATTGCAGTGGGGCAGACTTGAATGCACCGTAGATTGCTTTGAGCGTGCCGCCAACGCCTTTGGCATCGCCAATCATAGCGTTCATGTTTTTGACGGCAGCTTGGTACTCCGCAGTATTACTTGCTTTGCCAAGATCATTCAGAGCGTTTGAAAACTTGCCCAACGCCGTAGTTTTCGGTGCAGCACCCATCAGCACGGATATACCGTTGATAGATTCAAGGAAACCACCACCAGCTTTCAGCACGTTGGCTGTGGTGTTAATCAGTGTGGAACTACCTGTTTGCTGTGCCCAGCCAACGACCGTTTTGGCGGCGTTGATCATGGCATCACTCACGACACCGTTGACAGCAGCCGAGCCGCCCAATTCGGCCATGGCAATAATTTTTTCTTGCTCAGTAGGCTTCTTGCCTATTATTGTGACAGCCGGGAGTTCATAGTTGCCGGTCGCTGGATTCCACGTTGCCACAGCAGTGCTGGGGTCGGCTTCGATCCATACGGGGGCTCCTTTGTTGTCGTATACCAGACTGGCTCGACCACTATCAAACGCTGCATACGAAGCCAGTTTCATACCCGCAGGTAATGTAAATCTGTCGGATGAAGGCTTTTGCCATTCACCGTAAGAACTACCGGCAACTTCAATTCTTAGAACACCGTTTCGTTGATCACTTACCAACTGATTGACCGACGTGATGTTGCCGTTGATCACATCTTGAATAGACGCAGCTTTGAGTGCTGAAACATTGTTGCCGTAGTTCTTGTCGATGTTGTCCAGCATCTTGGACACCATGGCAGGGTCAGCCGTGGCCAGAGTCACGCCTTTGCTTTCCAGCGCCTGAGTAATTAGACGTGTACGCTCTGTTGCAATTACTGACTCAGCGGCTTTGTTGTTTGTTGGTGCACCTTCAAACTGGCCCTTGGACAAGTAGTGATCGTAGACATCAACATCCGCGCCAAGCCCGTTAAGTTTGCGGTATTGGTCAGCGTTGAATTTTTCGTCCATCGCTTCGACAAACGCACGGTTACTTGTACGGTAGATGGGGTCAAGCGCGTCGGACAATGTATCTGTCTTGGTGCCAAACGCTTGCATGGCTTTTTCGTAGTCACCAGTCAACACCGCATGTTGTTGCTTCAGGGTGTCTAACTCTGCGCCGTATTTATCAAGACGTGGTTTGTACGACTCGTTGTAGTCTTTATTCAACGCTGTGACGTACTCGTTGTACTTGGTGATTGCAGCGTTTGCGGCTTTACCGTTTTCTTCGGTTGGGTCAGCGTCAAACGCTTTGACTGCGGCGTTGTATGCGTCGCTAAGTCTGTTTTGTTCTGCAATCCGCTCTTGCAGTTGCGTGGCATTGTGGTTGTACTCCCATGCTGCGGCTTTTTGCGCTGCGATGTTTGCATCTACTTTACCTGCGGCTGCATCTGCGGCTCCATAAGCCTTTGCGGTTTCGCTGGTAGCTGTTTTAAACGCGCCCGTGGCCATGTCGCCCAGAGCTTTAGAGCCTGCTTTCATCATGGCGGCTTGGATGACGTTGGACGCTTTACCACCAGTCAACGCGGCAGTGGCTGTACCCATGAGCACATCGGTCAAGATGGTGCGCTGAGTGGCGTCAAGTTTTGTACCGTCAGGATCAAACGACTTGATTGCGTCCGTCACAATGCCGGAGGCAGAGATAATGCTGCCCATGATGGCAGCAGACGGGTTGGGGTTGTTTGTAATCTGCGCAGTGATGGCTGATTGAATAGCCGCCTGTGCGGTAGGAGGCAGTGTTTTAAACTTACCCCCTGTCATCTCATCAACTTTACCCAGCACTGCGCCGGTAGCTGCACCCACACCGCCAGAGATAAACGCTTTGAGGGGGTCTTGATTGGTTACAACTGCAACAGACGCAGCGGCTGCGCCACTACCAAAAATCTGCCCTGCAATCGCGCTGTCAGTAGCTTTGGCTACTGCGGTAGTGGCTTTTCCGCCAACATAGGAACCAATCTCTTGGGCCACGTACGCTTTGGCAGTGGCTTCAAGAACATCCCCCAAATCGCCACCCTTTGCGGCAACATCTGCACCTTCAATGAGTGGGAGTGCCCATGCGTTACCCGTGGCAATCGCAGCAACCTGCGCAATGGTTTTTATTGGGTTATCAAGCGCGGCTTGGATAACATTGCTGACTGTTGAAAGAACTGGGTCGATGATCTTGTCAACGACAAAATCAGCCAACTTAAAGACGGCTTTACCAACTGACGATATGGCATCACCAACTGCGCCTATTACGTCCCCAACAAAATCAGCAACTGCACCCATTACGCACCCTTTAATACGACGTATGCACGCATTGCACCTGTGTTCAATTTATACACTTGCATGCCCCACTCTTGAAGTTCGGGGCGGCGAGCGATTGTGTTGAACAACTGCAAAATCTTTTTGTCTGAGAAGTCGCTGGTCATGCGTTCAACTCCCTGTTCCGGCAATGCTTTGACGTACTTGATGGAGCTTTCCAAATAGTTCCGCGCAGTATCCGCGTTAAACGCACGCATGGCAACTTCTTTACCGTCTTCGCTGTAATGCGACATGAACACAGTGTTGCCAATTTGCTCAACTTTGGTGTTGGGCATAGAGCCTTCGGAGATGACGGAGAGGATGGCCGCTTGCAGGGTCACGTTTTTGGGTAACTGGCCAGCGTCTTTGGCTTCCCCCACAGCACGTGCAATGATGGTGGAGGTGTCTAATTCTTCTTTGTTACTATCTACAAGCTGCATGGTCAGGCTCCTATGGACAGCACTGCGGCTGAATAAACATTCCCCATACCCGCCGCAAGGCTAAGCACCAATCCTTCAGGGGTCGGTAAGGGCTCCGATAAGAATACGCGGTCTTCTTCGGTTCGGTTTTTAATCGCTGGCATGGTTCCTTCCCGCAAAGAGTCAACCAAGAGCGCAGTTTCCAGCAGCCCACTGGCTCCCATTGTATGCCCAATGACAGGTTTATAGGAAGTGGCAACGAAGCCATCCGGGAGAATTTGCGATAAAGCATTGCGTTCTGACACGTTATTGGATAGTGTCCCAGTCCCGTGAGTTTTGACAATGCGTACTGCACTGCTTGAAACACCCGCAACTTCAATGGCACCTTGCGCCGCTTTGACAAACCCAAGGCCAGAATCAAGTTGCCCAAGGGCGTTGGTGCATGGCTCACTGGCGGTGTACGCCCCCATGAGTTTGGCCAGAGGTTTAAACCCCGACGAAGCCACCCCTTCATCAGACTCAAAGACGGCAAAGACAGCGCCTTGGCCAACGTGAAAACTACCGTTCTTGGAGTCAAAAGCAGACGGGACGATGCCTTCATCAGCCTCACGCTTGGCAGTCAGACATGCCTTGGTCTCACCAAAGAACTCCAGTACCAGATTTGATACGGCGTCCTCCACGGACAGAACAACTACTCGGGTAAACCCGTAGAAGTTCAGCAAAGTCTGCACGTCCATGAGCGCCTTGAGGCTGGATGCGCAGGCCGTAGAGTCGGTCACGATGTGATCAGACGCCCCGCACGCTTGGGCAATTCGGCTGGCGTAGACCTGCGTCAATGTCAAAGGTAAGGGTTTGTACCTATATGACAGTTGGGAATCCCGAGGGGATGAGGGGATGCCAGCAAAGTGAGCGTTGCCTGCCGCCAAGATGAACGCCGTCTTCTTGGATGGGGTATCCCGCAGGAGTTTGATTAACTCAGGGTCAAGCACCTTCTCGGCAAGCCGATGCGGGGGGTAAAACAGGCCCGTGGAGACGCGAGCGTAGGTGTCGGGTAGCCAGTGTACCCGCTGAGGGAAAGAAATGTCCTCAAGCAGTTCTGTGGCCTCGGTGGATATGGTTCGGGTGTGGGTTAGCGCAATCATTTGGCCAACTCCATCGCGGCATCGACCGATTCGGGTTCTTGGGTTTTGTGTTGGTGCACCTGCGCCATCAGTTCAGCGGGGGTGGTAAATGTGAAATGCTTGGCTATCTCGTCGTCCAGACCGTAGATGTCTTCCAAGTAGATGAGCATCATCAGCCCATCCATGCTGTCCAGACCCGTTTCAGGGAAGGGGATGTCCATCGTTTCGATGGGTACGTAGGCGGTAAAAGCGGGTCGGACGTGACGCGCTAACCGGTTAAAGAGTTCAAGTTCGTTCATGTTCGCACCTTTGTAAAGAGGGACGCATAGTATCTCTCACGGCGAGGTACGAATCAACGTCAAGCGGTGCGTTGTTACACGGTATTACGGCGGAATCGTAGAAACAAAAGACATCGTAGCAACAACCGATTGGGTCGATGGTTTAGTTGGCGTGCCAGAAGCGGCAAGATGCTGGATGGTTACAGCAACGTTAGGCACAGACCAATAAATCTCAACGTAGTCATTTGCCGCCATATTTAGAAAATAGTTCCATCCAACGATTGCGTGCCCATCCGTACCAGCGTGTCTGTTTGGAATAGAAACAAAGCCTGTTGATCCGGGAATGTCTACACCGTTTTGACGAAGCCAGATGTACACATCTTGGAAAGCAGTATCCGTATTTTGAAACTGGGCACTAAATTGCAAGTTGTATACCCCTGCCGTGGCCACCGTGATTTTGGAAGAACTGATTGATACGCCATTTGCAAAATCCGTGGTGTTCAGCGTCATCAACGTAGCAGTGTTCACCACAGCAGTTTGATCTTGGTCGCTGGAAAAAGCTCCGTACGGAACTGATAGTGTTTCCAGTTGCCCCACGATACTTTGCAAGCGGGTGAAGTACAACCGCAAGACGCTGTTCAACTGATCTTGATACTGGCGCTGGTAATCCTCCGGCGCTTGCGGCAGTGCAGGCGGCGAGATGCGTTGAAGTTCAAACTCAGAGGTGACAATCATCGACGGCCATCCGAGCGCATGTCAATACGAGGTGCACCCAACTGCCAGTTCACGCCCAACTCGGTGGACTCAAACTTGATGGACATCTGGCGACCACGCACCCGAGTAAAAATCTGCCCCGTAAATTCTTCAATGGGCAGCGTGGCAATCCGTGTGATGGATGCAAAACTCTGGTTGGCCACAGAGTGGTCAGCATCCGTTGCTGAATTAACCGAGTACCCAGAGCCAGAGTTCTTCAATGGCAACAGGTACATCGTAGCGCTGGGCGAAGCCGCCGTAGAGCCTTCAAACGTAACGTCAGGCAAGACGCGCCATACAAACATGAAGTTGTGGCCATCATCCAAGTCAAACTGCGCCGAGATAATAGAAGCCACAATCGGCAATGTAGTGGCTGTAGCGTTGTCGTCCAACCCGTCTTCATGATTCACGATGTTGTTGTAATACGTTGCAGCCAGTGGGTAGTCACGCAGGCCAGAGTCCAGCCATGCGGTGCGTGCCATATTGCCGTAGTACCACACGTTTTCCAAGTAGTTGTAGACCACATACTTGTCAATGTCGATAGAGTTTGCGGAGCAATAGAACCACCAGATTTCATTAAAGCCTTCGTTGGTGCCTGAGCACACCTGCGCGTACTGCGAGGTGTTGATGTCTTCAAAGACGTAGCGGCGCAAGTCGCAGTTCAATGTCTGCGTGCGACCATCGTATTTATAAAACTTGTCTTTGCCCATCCAATAAGCCACGCCCGTGGCGTACGACACGGCGTTTTGACCCACGATGGAGATGTTCTCACCCACAAGCTGCGCACCCCAGACAATCGGTGCACCCACGTACTGGAGTGAATACAGTGCGGCATCTGTCCACACCAAAACTTCTTGCCGTGACTGGGTAGCCGTGACGATTTCAGAGCCACGAGACAAGCGCAAGAAACCCGCTTGGTTGGTCGATGCGGGTGTCCAGTTGAACGGGTCTTCTTGGTCAGACCAGCGAATCAACATCGGGTCAACCACAGAGGAGCCGTAATCGTTGCAACCAAACGCAAACACAAACCGGCTGATGTCAGACACCAACAAATAGTTCTGCTCGATTGGCACGTCCGTGGCACTTCCAAAGTCAGCCAACTTATATCCGTTTGACAGGATACGGCATACACCCACAGCGGCAACAGTAACTTGGATGAGCGCCCCCGAGGGAGTCAGTGAGATATTGAACGAAGAACCTGCGGCATTGCGTACGTAATACATCTCGCCGGGAAGAATGCCCACCGGCATAGTAGACCCAGAGTCAGGTGCAAAGCGAAGTGGTGTACCGTTAGCGTATTCAGCAGCGGCAGTGATCACTGTGGGGTTGGCCACGGTTGCAGAGAACGTGATTGGTGTGTAGCCAGACGTAGCATCCCAGTAGTAGATTGGGCCTTCGCGGGGGCCAAAGATCAAGTCTTCGCCGTAGTTCTGCTGACTCCACAAACGAATAGCGTCCGTAGATGCTTCACCAATACCCCAAGGGCCAGCGCCCCAAGGGCCAGCACCCCAACCAACCAACGGCACCACATAAGCAGGGCCAACATTGATTTGATACAGCGCATAGACCGTGCCGCCACCTGCCGCCACACTTGACGTGGCGTTTGCGCTTGCCGTGATGGTGTATGTGGTGGCCCCAGTGACCGTAATTTCGTATTGGCCAAAGATGGTCAGCCCACCCACGGCTGTTGCGTTGTAAAACGTCACAAAATCGCCGTCAATATAGCCACCATTGGCATCAGTCACCTCAACAACTGGCGAGCCAACAAATGTTTCAAACGGGTTGGTCAGCGTGACCTGATCGCGGAAGGGGGTGATGTCGTTGTAGATACCGCCTGCTGCAAGATAGAACTTGAGATTGGTACCAACGCCAATCAGATTGATGCCGCCAAGGGTCACCCAGTTCCACAATGAACGGCACACCCCTAAGAAGGTTGCCGAGGAGATACGTGTCCAGCCGCCGATCTTTTCAGGCGTGCCTTGACGAAAGCGAATCTTCTCGCTCTCGTACCAGCCCCCTTCGTTGGTGTATCGCGTGTTTTCACGGTTCACACCGGGCTTGAGCAGTATCTTCTTTAGTGGCACGATTTACCCCACGTTCCGTTCAAAATGCGGGCAGTCCACCAAGGACTTGAAATTGCCTCCCCAACGGTTTTTTGGGTGGAGGGATTCCCAGTATGCACCGAGCGGAGCAAGGATGCCCTTGTCCCAGATTATCTGTCCATCCTTAAAGAAGTTCAAGTCGATGGCACAGCGTTTGAGGTGGATAGAGTTCATGGTTTTGGAGCGCCCTGCCTTAACATGCAAAGCCTGTTGCTCAGGTGTGCGGGCTAATTCGCCCCCAGTGACCATGAATCCTTGCTCAGTGGCGTATTTGATGAGGGCGCAGGCATCCAGTAGGAATGCAGCTTGTTCTTGACTCAGGCTCATTCTTTGTCCTTTCTGCGCATTTCCATGACCTTTTCAACGGTGCGGCCACCAAAGTAGGCAGTCATGACCAACATGCCCCATTGACCGAGCAGGTTAACGTAAGCCTCATTAACCTCAATACCTGCGGCGCTTAGACCCGCAAAAAGCAAGTAGGCGGTCAAGATGTAGACAAGCGTGCCGGGGCGAATATTCTTTGACATCCACGAATCAGAAGACATGTCTGCTTGCCAGCGTTTGCTGACGTTATCTTCTTGGTTGGCTTGCGCCTTGAGCAATGCTTGGAGTTCTTCTTGCTCGATACGAGCTTTCTCAATACCGAGTTCAAGCAAGCGTTCTTCATGGTCAAACTGAAGCTGGCGCAGTTTGCTGACTTCAGCATCAGATGGGTTGTCGGAAATCTTTACACCAAGCGCGTTCTCAACAACCTCTTTGCCTTTAGCTTGGATAGCAGACGACAAAAGGCCCAGACCATTCTGGGCCAATGTGCCGAGGAGGGATGCAACAATTGGAATCATGGTCAACCCTTTAGGTCAAAACTTAAATTGGGGTGGCGCGGGTACTGCACAACGCGCTCACCTTCTGGACATTTGTACTTGATGGTCGCCAGCAAAGTTGCCTTACCGCTGGCAATCTTTTCTTTTTGCACCATCGTAAGTTGATATGTGAATGTGTCAATCTCTGGCCCTGCTGGGCCACTGAATTTACTGGCAGTAGTGGTTGCTGCATGCACCATTCCTGCTGCATCACGGATGCTTGGTGTGAAGCTCTCAACAGAGCAGTCGTCACGTTTTTTAATTCGCGCAACGGTGACGTTTATTGGCTGGCCAGCTTCTGCCACGATTTTGAAGTTTTCAGGCGACCACTCAATGATTGCCCTATCAAACCAACCAAATTTATCAGCAAGCGTGTAACTGCCGCCCAGTGCGGCAACACTGGCGGCAATCGCCCCAATAGCTTTGGTTACGTCAACCATGACGTATTCCTCACATTACGCCCCCAAACATCGGGGGCAGTGTTGTTACTTGGATGGCCACGTTCTGCTTCAACTCCAGCGGTTTGCCGCAATCAGAGCAGGTGTCGGCGGCAAGCTCCGCCTCATCCAAGTCGTAACCACAGTGGAGACACACGGCCTCCACCTCGTGGGCTGCTTCTATCGTGCCATCAGGCAGCGTCTGAGGGGGCTTGTGCAACTTCATTGCTTACGTCCGGCATCGGCACTTGTGGCATAGCTTGTTCGCGGATGGCTTGCACCAGATCAGCAACTTGCTCGTAGGGGGCTTTAGCTAATGCGCCTAAAACAAAATTCACCGCACCGAGGGGCAGTTCCAGTTTGATAGGCGTAGCGTTCAGTTCTTGGTCAGTCATATTTACTCCGTTTTATGCAACCGCTGAGATGGGGCAGCGGCGAGACCCCATAACATTATGCCGCAGGTGCCCAAGGCAGCGGTGTGTTTTGGGGGCTGACAGGCGGTGTAATCATGCTGTCAATTTGACCCTGCACACAGGCTTGTGCGCTTGTAATGGCTGACTCAGGAATCCAACCAATGACGGTTGCTTCTGTCAACTGATCGTAAGGGATGAATGTGCCTACTTGGTCAGCAGAGTTGAACTGCGTGTTGCCACCGATGGATGCGGTGTTAGCGCCGTCCACGCCAGTGACTTCCCAGAGGGCGTTAACGACATAGTTAGGATCAGGCTGTTGCAGTGTGTACATAGCCGTGATTTTGGTTGTAAAAGTGGTCATGATGTTTCCTTTTAAGGTTTAGTTGTGGGGGCGGTAGGCCAGTTAATGCCAGTTAAAACGCCCGTGGCGTCGTAATCTGGCGTGCTGTTGGCAGGGAGGTCTCGCAAGGCTTCTTGGTATGCTTTCCACTCGTCTGGGATAGGCATGCCACGAGACATGCACTTCATTGTCACAGAGTCAGACTCAACCAACAACGCATCACGTTTTTTACGCAACTCAGTCATTGCATAAGTTTGCAAAACAGGCTCTTGCGCCAAAAATTCAGCATAAGTAAAGCCCCACTCAGAGGAGGCAACTGGAACAGAGGCTCCTTCTGGGTTTCGTTTGTAAATGCGAACAGAGGCCAAAAACTCTTGCTCATTTGACGGCGTGCCATCCACTTCACACTTAGAAAAGTTTTGAAATTGCGGCAGTAAAGACAGCATCATTGAGATTTTTGCAGACATTGTTTTTCCTTATGCGAGTGTGATGGCTTTAGAACCCAAGTTCAAGAAACGTGCTTGATATTTGATGGTCTTACCAGAACTATTGCTGATGGTAGTTGCACCAGCAATTGGGTTTGTAATGGTGATGCTATTGACTGAAGAATAAACACTAAGCGAGCCGTAGGTGTTGTATGTATTGCCATGCGTTTGCGCACACATATTGGTTGTATCGTAGCCAGCAGAGCCATCTGCGGCGGCAGTTGTAATCAAAATAAAACCACCAGAACCATCGCCGCCGTAACCATTGACGTTGATCACTGCGCTTGAGCCAGTGTTGATAGAGCCTGATTCGCCAACGCGCGAAATGGCATGGTTGTCAAGACCGGGACGCGAGTCAATTGCGTTGCCGGGGCCTACGTTTCTCCAATACTGACCAATATAGCCATCGCCATCGGACATAACCATGTAACTGTTTGCAGTGCGAATGTCGAGGCCCCCTTGGTTACCGTTGAAGTTGCCAAGGATTGAGTTTTTAGCGCCTGTGGTTATGTTTTGACCACTGGAATAAAAGGCACTATTTGAGCCGACAAACGTGTTCAAATATCCTGTCGTTACAGAGTACCCAGCACCTTGACCAATAAACGTGTTGTCATACCCCGTCGTAGTGTTGTATCCGGTGGTTCGACCTACAAATACGTTTGAGTAACCAGTTGTAGTAAGAAGACCTGCTTGATACCCAACAGCTACGTTGTTACTTGCAGTGGAACTGGTTGTAAGAGCCGACCCGCCAACAGCTACGTTAGTAGTACCCGTGGTGTTACCGCCAAGGGCAAGGTCGCCAACTGCAACATTCAAATTTGCCGTAGTATTGTTTCTAAGAGCGCCAACACCAATTGCAATGTTACTTGCACCGGTTGTGTTGTAGTACAGCGCAGGAAGTGTGCTACCGTCAAATGAACCAACTGCAACATTTCGGCTACCTGTAGTGCTGGCGTTCATTGCCGCATAGCCAATAGACAGATTGCCCGCGCCCGTTGTGTTAGCGCCTAAAGAAGACTGTCCAATTGCAATGTTGAAGTTTCCAGTTGTATTTGCAAATAACGCAGACCCAGCAAGTGCTGTATTACCTTCACCCGTTGTGTTTGATTTTAGTGCTTGGTTGCCAAATGCATTATTGTTAGTTCCAGTGGTGTTTGAGTAAGCCGCCTGATAACCAACTGCGGTGTTGCCTGATGCTGTGGTGTTTAAAGCAAGAGCCAAATACCCTAAAGCAGTATTGTTTGAGCCTGTTGTATTGTATGCAAGCGATGAATCACCCACTCCCGTATTTGCTGTTCCAGTTGTGTTTGTATTGAGTGCTTGCGTGCCAACGGCAACATTTCGTCCCGTAGTATTAGAAAGAAGCGCCTGATAACCAACTGCAACGCTGTAACTTCCGGTGGTGTTGGAGGCTAACGAACCAGCGCCTACGGCTACGTTGTATGACCCTGTGGTGTTATTACGCAAAGCAGGGCTGGTAAGAAGACTTCCACCCACACCTACGTTTTCAACACCAGTTGTATTGGCGTATAAAACAACTGAACCAAGAGCAGTATTCCCGCCCGCTGTGTTGTTATAAAGCGCCTGATTGCCAAAAGCGCTGTTGTATGCGGCAGTAGTTGATGATCTTGCGGCGTTATTTCCAAAAGCAACGATGTCGCCAGTCGTGTTGCTAATAGCCGCTTGATAACCTACTGCCACATTGCCAGATGCAGTGGTATTGTCTCGTAGGGCTTGCTGACCAACCGCTACGTTTTGCGCTCCAGTTGTATTTACATACAATGAACGATAACCTACTGCCACGTTGCTTGATGCTGTGGTGTTGAGGTAAAGGGCTTCTACGCCAACTGCAATATTGTTGCCGCCTGTGGTGTTGGCGGCCAGCGTTAAAGAACCAACGGCAGTGTTGTTGTTTCCTGTTGTATGTAAAAGAAGAGAGGCTCGTCCTATTGCAGTATTTTCCGAGCCTGTAACAATCCCTGCGCCTAACGCATTGCTGCCAAATGCCGCATTGTTTACGCCTGTGCCATAACGATATGCTCTATAACCAACAGCAGTCGTGTCCGTACCAGTAAGGTTACTTGATAAAGCACTAACACCAAAAGCAGTATTGGTAGACACAGCGCCACCACCACGACCAACATTTAGGCCATAAACGGTCAAGTCAGCCCCTGCGTACAAAAGGTTAGCTGAGTCAACCAACAAGCCGCTTGTTGATACAAAAGCTACACGGCCAGTAGTCAAACCCTGAAGGTATATGTTGCGAGGACGATTACCACCTGTTGTGCCAATGTCGTATGTGCCGTCTGGACTAAACAGCAAATTGCCGCCAAGGGTCAGGCCAGCGCCGTAAGTAACAGCACCTCCAAAGTACGCCGCACCAGCAGCCACATATAGTGAGTATGGGTTGGTGATCGTGACGTTTGTGCCAGCGCTTGGAGCGCCTGCAATGTACAAGGTCGATGCGTTGGTGTAAGTAACCGAAGCGTTAGTCGCAGCAATTGGCGTAATAGCCAAAGAACTGACTGCCCCTGTTGCGTTTGTTGCACTTGCAGCAGAGGTTGTATCCGTCACCGTGCCAGTACCGATATACAACTTAGCGGGGGTTGCGGGCGCAAACACAGCAGTGCCGCTGAAGCTGGTGTTGCCAAGTGTCAATGTCTTGACCAACGTGCTCAGGCCGGGGTTTGATAAACCACCCACACTCAAAGTCGTACCGTCAAACGTCAGGTCAGCGTCGTCAATAAACTGACCGCCGGTAGTCAGGTAAGGAACGCGAGTCGCAGTGCCATTGCTCCAAACAAGTTTTGGTACGGACACAGAACCTGTGCCATTGGGAGTCAGCGTGATGTTGCCATTGACGCCTTGAGCAATCTGAATCGTGCCTGAGTTTGAACCGTTGTTGGTCGTCAAGTTCAAGCTACCTGTACCGTTGGTGGTCAACGTAGCGTCAGTGTTTGAGTCACCGATCTGCACGCGGTCAGCAGACAATATCACATCGCCTGTACCGTCAGGAGTCAGAGTAATGTTGCCGTTCACGCCGTTGGCAATCACGACAGTACCAGAGGTTGTGCCTGAGTTGGTAGACAGTGTGAGGTCAGCAGCGCCACCGGTGGTCACCGTGAGAGCGCCTGCACCATTAGATGTCAGGGTGGCTGCGGCAGCAGAATCACCAACACGCACTGTGTCAGCGTCCAGTTGAACGTCGCCTGTACCGTTGGGTGCGATCACCACGTTGCCGTTGGTGTCGGTTGAAGACAGGGTGTTGCCATCAAGACGCAGGTTGTCTACGTTGATGAGCGTGGCCGCAGTTGTTGCACCAATCGACACACCGTTGATCGTGCCACCAGAGATGGCCACCAGAGCCATCGTTGCAGTGCCGTCGATGTACAGGTCTTTCCATGCGTTTGCAGCAGCGCCCAGATCACGAGCATTGTCAGTCGAGGGCAACAGGTCGGTGTTAAACCGTGCAGTGGCTGTGATGGTGTCGCTTGTCGCGTTACCCAGTGTGGTGTTGCCGTTGATTGTGGCGTTACCACCCACAGTCAGATTACCAGTGATGTTGCCATCAACGATGGTTGTCACGCATGAATTGACGTTTGTGCCGTCACAGAACAAGAATGCGGTATTGCCAGCAGCGACTGCCACACCTGTACCAGCAGAGGTCTTCAGGGTAACAGCGTAGGACGTGTTGTTTTGCAACACGTAGAGCTTGGCTGCGGCAGGGCAAATGATTTCAGCAGCGGCAGTTGGAGCGCCACCACCAGTAGCTGCAACGAGCATGGCACAACGTGACTCTGAAGTCGTACCGTTGGCTGTGGTCAGCGTGTGGGCGTTACCAGTCCAAGTGTTGATCGTTACAAGACCGGCAATGGCTTGCTCAATCATCGAAGTGATGTTGTCGTTAACAACGTCACCCCATGTACCAGAGAGTTCGCCGGTGACGGGGAGCGCCAATTTCAGCGTTGGTGTGTATTGTGTGGTCATCTGTTTACCCTCTTATGTGACAACTTGTTGCCAGCCCGCAGTTTGCGTATCACCCACAACAACCCATGTGGGTGTTTGAGCATCATTGATATTTTGCCAGTTTGCTGACTGTCCGTCATCTATCTGGCCCCAAACATTTACTTGTCCTATTTCACCCGTGGCAGAAACCCCAGTTGGAGTAGCTGTTGCGCCCCCAGAAGCTACCACAGTTCCAAGCTCCATCGTGCCAGAAACGCCTGTGACGCTCACAACAATCGACAGAGCAAAGGTTACTTGGCCAACTGCGCCGGTAGCCTCTACGCCCGTTGGATAGACCTCAGCGGTGCCTGTGACGGTAACGGTGCCAAGTTCACCTGTGGCAGACACGCCTGTGGGGGTAACAACCGCCTCACCAACAATGGTGACAGTACCTACTGCGCCTGTGGCGGATACCCCTGTGGGGAAGACATTGGCCGTGCCGGAGACTTGTACAGTGCCAAGCTGGGTTGTGCCATCGACTCCTGTGACTTGGACAATAGCGTCTGCTTGCACCACCACAGTACCGACTTGGCCTGTGGCTTGTAGCCCCGAGGGGTATACGATGGCATCGCCTGTAACATCAACAGCACCAACAAAACCTGTGGCGGATACCCCTGTGGGATAGACGATGGCCTCGGCCACCACTACGACCGTACCTATGGCCCCCGTTGCGGAGACCCCGGTTACAAAAACATTTGCGTCAGCAGCAACGACAACTGTGCCTACCTGACCCGTAGCCTCAAGGCCCGAGGGGTAGACGTTTGCGTCTGCGGTGACAGCAACTGTACCGACCTCGCCGGTAGCAGTTACATCTGAATGGCCGACACCCCACCCTTGGGAGCCCCAAGCAACGCCCGAGGCACCCCAACCTTCAAAGGCTACCTTTGCATCAGCCACCTACTCACCGTTAGGCGATGCGCAGGATCGCGTTGGTCGCGTCTGCGGCGGGGAACTGAATGGTGAAGTTGCCCGCAGTTGAAGTCTTGTCGCCACCAAAGTCCAGCACAGCAACCGCAGGGTTAGTTGTACCGTTGGCCAAGTAGATCAACGCGCCACGCGCAGTGATTGTAGCCGTTGACCATGTGGTGTCCGCAAAATCAATGAACGCTGTAGTGCCCGAAGACGTGGGTACTTGACTGACCGTTAGGATGTTGCCACCCGCAGAGTAACCGGTGCCGGTAACCTCGTTAGATGTGCTGTACGCAGTCGTAGCGGCGCTCAGCGTAGCCGCTGACGTAAACAACGCGATTTTAAAAACTTGAGTTGTGCCTGTATCAAAATCAAAATCGGCGCTAAGAATGCCAACTTTGAACGATGTGCACATTGCTTGTGTGATTGCCATTTTCTAAACTCCTTAACTTACTGGATTGCGAACTTGAACAGTGCGATACGTGTCTGTACGTAACTTACCGTCACCCAAATTCTTCAAGAGGCCGAGTGCCTGAACGTACAGCTTTTCGTAAACTGCAATCATGTCAGGCTCACCCTTCATGAAGCGAATAGCCTCAATCAGTGCGCCGTTCAAAAGAGCAGAATCAAACTCAGTGCCCAGCCATGTGGTGCCTGCTGTGACGATAGACTCAGGGTAATAGCCGTAGTGCAACTCTGCGCTGTACGACTGATCAGGTGTAGGGCCAACAATGAACGCAGAAGCATCGAAGATGGCGTAATACTTGGGAGTCGTGCGCGTAGCAGTTACGTCCCGTGGATACGCTTCACGGATGAAGTTCACATCCTTGTCAATCAAGTAGTGATACTCGCCATCGGACTTGATCACGGCCAGCGAATACACGTACAAGAAGTCAGACGGAATCTGGAGGTACTTGTTACCAGCCGTCATCGCGCCTGTGACGTTCTTGCGAATAGCCGGAATCTGCACCGTGTTGTAAATCTTCTGCTCAGCCTGCTCGGTGAACATAGCCAACTCCTGCGTAGAAAACTCGTTCTCGCAGATGTTTTGGATGTTGGTGCACAACTCGGTGTAGTTCATGAGCTACCTCTTAGGCCATGGGGCCACGGGCCATTTTGCCCTTAGTCTGAGCCTTGCCACCACGCACAAGAATGCCGCTGGTTTTGGGGCCAGCATCATCGCGTTTGTAGATGTTTCCAACAGACATGTTCACAGTGTTTAAATTGCTGTGATCTGGCCCACTGCCGGGGTTGCTTGACATCTTGACAGGCTTACCCTTCATTGTGTGTGGCTCGGCGTAGACGCTGGCAGCGCCAACTTCTTTACCCATCATTTTGTGACTGTACTTGGCCATGTTAGCCTCCACGACCAGCGCCGCGCTGATTCATTGCGCGAGCTACGTTACGGCCATAAGCCTTCATTGACGAGCCAGTTACACCACCTTTGGCGAACTTAGCCACACCTTTGTGCATGCGTTTCTCATGCGCTGAAACTTCTTTGTCGGCAATCGCCTTCACTGTCTTTTTGTCCATGATGACTCCTTATGTGATCACAACCGTTACTGTACCAATTTGTCCGACTCCCACCAAGTTATTTGGTGTAAGTTCAGAGTCAAAACCTCGGGACATTCCTACAGGGTTCCATCCCCACTGGATGTTCCGACTACCTTCGCCAATCGACCCAATTGCGGTTGTACCCGACTGGTAGTACGTATTATCCTTGCGTGGGTTCCGCAATGCTTGCGGGTCATCCACAGGGTACATACCCAACTGCAACTGAGGTTGATCAGGTTCCCAACAATCGTGGCAGACCAACATGTTGACCTGCTTTGTCTTGATAATCAGTTCGCGCAACTCGCGCAGACGGAACTGAAAACCACAACGGTCGCAGATCGCAATTGCAATCTTGCCGGAGGCAAAACGGTTTCCCATTAGCCACCCCCAATGTAGGAGCGGCGCGGCACAAACCGAATCGCAGCCTTTTCTCTATCCTCTCCTGCTGCCAAGTCAAACTGCTCGTCGTATGCGGCCTTCAACATTGGGATGCGGTTTTCCAACTCGGGCACCTTCATGGCAATGTGATAGGCCAAACCAGCCGTTACAGCGGGTAGGAACCGGAAGTTCATGTCTGCGGTCTCAACACCTGCTCCAGCGTCTTGGATGCGGCGCATGCGCCAGTATGCAAGCTGGTAGTAGGGTGCGGCTGCGGTGCCTTGATCTGGGGTCGGCCAGACGGTCACAGCGGGCACTTGAGGCCAATACACCGCAGCCCCTGCGGTATGCGCAGCAGGGAAAGTATTTTGTTGGCCACGGCCACAGTTGGAGAGCGTTCCTTGCGTGCTGCCCACAACGGTTGTGATGTACCCGTAGCTGATGATCTCACTGTCCAGACGGATGAAGCCTGCGGCTGGCAAAGCCGTCACGTCACTCAGGGTGATAGTGGTAGCAGTTGAATTGATCGTGGATGACAACAGGCCAGCAGTCAGGCTTTCTTGGCCCGACATGCGCTGAATCCAGATTTGGATTGGGCGTGCCTGCTGTAACTTGTTTGGGATTGTCGCGTACGTGGAAACACTGATGCGCGTGATCGAGAGATCAGATTGTGTAGACACATTGCCCGCACCCGTGCGAATGACATGTTCCATCAAGTCGATGGTGTCGTTAGGTAGCGCGTAGGTGTTGACGCCTTGCACGAGGTTGATCACCCCTTGCTCAATCGTCCACATGTTGATGCCACGGTTTTGCCACTCAATAGTCATCAGATTCATTGAACGACGAGCAGTGCGCAGGTCATAGCCAGTGCGCAACTCGCGGCCAGCACGCTCCCACGACTCCTCTGCGATCTCAGTAAATTCGAGATTAAAAATAGAGGTGCCTGAAGTGCTCATTTACCGATACCCCGCTGTTTTCTTTGCAATCGTTTTAGGCTGGGCTACAAACTGTTTGCCTGCGGCTTTACCGGCACGCTTTGCTTTGGTTGTTGCGGCGTACTCAGCAGGTGACAAAGATTTTATGGCAGCTTCAGGCAAATACCGCTCCCCCGTCTTGCTCGACGGCTTGCCAGACTTGGTGCGCCACTTCTGGTCACCCCAATCTTTGAGCGATTTTTGTGGAGCTTTCAATCTCTGTACCCCCCACCAGCGGCCTTGTATTTTTTGGCCACAAGCTGGGCTTTACGGGCTGACCATTGGCCTGCACCGGTGCCCTGCGTAGCCGCCGCTTTCACCTGAGACACGATTCGCTTGCGCAAACTGGGCTTGGTGTAGTTTCCAGCGGCGTTAACTTTGCCGCCCTCAGCGTACTCAAGAAAGTCTGTGTCGTCGCGGCGCTGACGCACCTGCCCATCCTCGGTGAAGTCCGTGTTGTCACGGCGTTTCTTCACCTTGGCTTTGGGCATTTTGTCTGGGTTAATGATCCCCATACCGCGACTTGCTCTCATGATTAGCAGGCGTAACCGCCACCCTTCATAGCAATCATGGTGCCTTTGGTTTTGCCTTTAACAGCACAACCGTCAGCACGCTTAGATGCAGAGCCTACAGAGCCACCACTCTTGAAAGCGGGAGCAGGCATCACAGACTCATCGGGTGCTGCACCACGTGGCTTAGGAGCAACTGGCATCATTGGCTTCTTGGGCATGGGTTTCTTCATGGCCATAGGAGGCTTGGGCATTGGCTTTTTCATACGTACAGATGCTCCGTCAATGTCTTGTGGGGGTTTCCCCATCTCGGCAGTATAGATGCCGCCGTCGTTGAATTTACGTTTTTTCATCAGCACTTCCCGCCTTTCTTCATTGCGATTTGTGTGCCTTTGGTTTTGCCTTTTTTAGCAACGCCATCAGCGGCTTTACGGAACACGGCACCGCCTGATTTCATGCCCATCATTTCAGCCTTTTCGTGCTTGATCATAGACTTGGGTGCGCCAGCCTTTTTCATGAAGCCAACTTCTTTCTTGGCCATGGCTTTTGATTCTTTCATCTCACCACCTCTTTCAAATTTACGGCCTTTATCGGCCTGACTAAACTCTTTGGCGACCTTGGTAGGCACACCGACTTTTTTGGCAAACGCAGGGTTGTGAGCCGCCGCATCCATCAAACGCTTTTGCGCTGGGCTAACCGAGGGCATTACAAATACCTGCCCTTGGTTTTACCCCGTTGAGCAATTCCATCAGCACGCTTAGAAGCAGAACCAACTTTGCCACCCTTATCAAACTTCTTAGACCATCTGACCCCATACCCTTTGCCAACTTTAGCTGGCTCCAACGTACCACCGCCAAGAGGAATGCTTACGGCATCACGAAGGCTGCTACCCAACGATGAGGCACTCCCGTCAAAATTTGGGGTGCCTTCGTCTCGGCGTGGTGGGGGTGGGGGTGTGGGCGCTTTGTCGTCTTTACTGTTAAACATGATTATTTATCTCCCCGCTTGAATAAGCTGGTCAATTTTTGCTTCAAGTTTATTAAAGCGTTGGTCAATGTGGTTCGTAATTCGATCCACTTCTGCTTGAGTGACGTTATCACGGGCAACCTCCTCACGGGTTTTGTTCAGCAAGATCGTAATGCGAGTCAGTTCCCTGAACTTTTCATTCATCATATAGCCAAACAATCCGATCACCAAGGATAGGATAGCTGACCATGCAGTGTTGAAATCTAACATTTCCACGCTCTTAAACTCTTGTTGATCCGCGAGTCTGGGTCTTTTTTAGTCTTCTCGGATGTCAGCTTCTCTTTCATACCGCTCATACGAGCGCAGAAGGAGGCGCGACGCCCTGCGTCGGCTTTGGTCTTGGGGTTGGGTGCAGGAGGTTTCAAATTCATCCCCTGCTTCTTTGCGGAGGCGCGACCTTTCGCGTTGAGCCCTCCACTCGGACTCTTCCCTTCTTTCCGTTGCCATGCTGGACTCTTAGCCATAGAACACCGTTACTTTAGCGTCCGTCAACACAACATAAACGTCTGTTTCAAACAAAACGCCTTGCGCTGGAATAACCACGCTAAACGGTTCGCCGTTGGCAATAGTGTTGATGGTAAACAGGGTGGTGCCACCAGAGCCGCCGTCTTTAAAGGCGACACTACCTGCACCCGTGCCGGGCTCAACTAAGGCTCCGCGCACACGAGTGCGGTCACCAAAAACAGAACCTGATGCAGCCATTGATTTGGCTATTACGTCAGTTTGCATACCCATAATCAATCTCCTTTAGAACAGGGGCCGAAGCCCCTTGGGTTGATTACACTTGCTGTGACGATTGGTACATCGTACCGTCAGAGTTGCGAACCACGTAGTTCACCACCAACACGCCAGCGCCGTTTGTGGAAGCGCCTTGTGCCACTGTGTATGTCAACAACTTATCAATTGCGCCAGTGTTTGACCAGAGTGTTGCCACAGCGTCAGAAGCCACAGGAGCAAAAGTAACCAGACCTGCGTCAGTCACAGTTGTTGCGCCAGTGATGGCTGTACCAGCCAAAGACAATGTGATTGTCGTAGCGGCATCAAATGCGTCGATGGTAATGAATTGCAAACTCACGAGGCGTGAGCCAGCAGGAAGACAGAATGCTGTAGTGGCATCAGCGTCGTTGTAGGCAACGGCTTTGTCTTGAGAGACGATAGTTGCGCCGGTGTTACGTGTAGTAGCAGCGTCTGTGCCAGTCGTGTAACGTGTTGTGCCAAGCAGCCACGGGCCGAGGTGAGTTGCGATTCCCATGATAGGTTCCTTACATACAAGTGAAGTGCATCAATCGGTATGTCGTCTGCCGGGACAGTTTGATGCACCGGAATTCCCGGAGTGATTCAAATATACACCAAATACCAAAAAAGAAAAGCCCCCGAAGGAGCTTTTCTTTACGCGGTTTAAGCGCCGGGGGAACCGAAGATACCCAGAGGGTCGGATACACCGAAACTATAACGCTCGCGGGCCTTGTAACGGCTGTTGCCGGTATCAAAGTCAGCGTCCATGCCATTTTGCAATGGGCTACGGACAAAGTGCTTCAAGCCATTAGGCACGTCAGTCATCAGGAACCATGCGTTGGTGTCTGTCAAGTAGTGGTTGACAGTGTAGCCTTCGCGGATGGAACTGTTGTTCTTCAGTGCGTTAATGTCGTTGTCATTGGTGCCGACGCGGAGTTCGGTTTCCAACAAACGAGTTGCAACGAATTGCAACGTTGGGGGCACGATCAGTTTCTTAGGCTGAGCAGCGATCAACAAACCACGCTCGTCTGTCCAACCAGCGATCTGAATGACAGCGGCTTCCAAGGAAGTCTCATTCAAGTCGGCAGCGACAGTAGGACGATTGCTGTTGGTACCACCAGACACCAGAGGGTGGGCTGTCGAGCACAGAACTTGACCGTCACCGTAGGTGGGGCCGCCAGCAAAGGCAGTGTTCAGGATCGCAGCAGCTTTAACCTGCTTGGTGTAGGCCATGGCGCGAGCCAAAGCCTTGGTGTATCGAGCGGACAACGAGTCATACAAGTTGTCTTCGATAGCTTCTTCGGTCAGAGAGAAACCCATCGCAATGGTTTCGTGCACGTAGCGTGCAGTCCATGCTTCTTGAGCGTTGTCGTACTGGAGTGCAGAACCTTCATTCTTCACCGGTGCGGCACTAAAGCCAGACAACTTGGTTTCTTCTTCAAAAGAACGCTCAGAGGTTTCGGTCTCGAAAATCTCTTTGTGCTCTTCGCCGTACTTTTTGTACTCCAAACCAAACAAAGCGTTTAGGCCGGGGAGCAGTTCTTTCAGTAGCTGTGCGCGTGAAATAGCCATGATTTAGCTCCTTATTAAACGCCGAGTGGGTTGAGATACTGATGGCCACCTGCCCACGTAACAACGTTGGGAGCACCTTCAGCAAGAGTAATGTACGGCATGTTCCACTTGCAAATGAATTCGCAGAATTCACCAGAAGCGTTAGCTGTATCAGGCACACCAGCAATGATGCGGATAGGCAAGGAAACAGTCGTAGCAACAGCGGAACCATCAATGGCCACAGCAGAGTCGCCAGTGGTTGTAGAACCGGAGTTCTGCACCAAGGAGACGTTGAGGCCAATCACAGTTTGCGCGTAGAAAGCCACGGTTGTGCCAGACGACACAGCAGCAACTTTAAACAAAATATCGGGATCATCCACGACATAAGCCTGTGCGTCAGAAGCGACGGTGCCGGTGGGCCAGTATTGGCTCCAGCGAGGTTGCTTAGACGAAGGGTCTGTGTAGGTGCAGCCCAAGAAAACACCAACGGGGGTGCCAGTTGTAGTGCCAGTGTCTTTTTCGACAGTGCCAGTGCTAACCAGCTTGACCACATCACCGTAGAAGATGTTTGCAGCATAGCCGCTTGCAATCTTCAATAGGCGGGTCGAACCAGCATACACCTGACCGCCAATTAGATTGACTGGTTTAAGCCCGTAAGGGGCAGAAACGGTAGGATAAGCCATTTGTGACTCCAAAAAAGTTAAGTTCCATTACCAAAACGAGACACCGTTGTTTTCCGATCATTGAAGAGCGGCATACGGGGATCGTTTTCGCGCATGAGATTGTTGTCAACTGACTTCATCTGAGATGACGCTTGGTTGTTGAACCAACTGTTGCGATCTTGAACGAACTCAGTGGGGGTTTTGCAAAGCATCAAACCACCAATCACGATATTGTCCTTGAAGCGGTCGTTTTCGACGCCTGCAACGAAAATTTCGGGGTGATCAGCAGCCTTAACGGGCTCCCAGCCTTCTTGTAGTTTCAAGGACACATTCATGGCGTCGGCTTCGCCGCGAGTGCTGATGCGAACCCAATGGAATTCATAGCCATCCTCCGGGAAGGGAGTTGGCAAGGTCTCGGGACGAGTCCACGATTTCTTGCGAGCCGTTTTTTCACGGGTTTCCAGTTCACGATTAAGTCTGTTTTCAGCCATTTTGTTTCCTCAATTCCATAGCAACCTGTTTGGCGTATTCTTCCAGTGGCACTCCGAGCCTTTTAGCCAGAGCAACTTGCGTACGCGAGAGAGTGATCTTTTTAGGGGCCACACTTCGTGTTGCAGATGCAACGACTGTCGTCTTACGACGACGCTCTTCGGTCACCTCCTCGTGGTCATCATCGTCCTCAAAGGACTCTGGGAACACTTGGCGCATACGAGAGTTGATCTTCTCGTAGTAATCGTCAGATCGCGGGTTGACGCCCTGTTTGACCAATTTTTGGTGCAACCCCAACGCAAAACTGGTCATCTCATCGTCATCTCCGAACCACTTATTCTTGGCTTGCCAAGCAGTGGCACGGTCATCAACTGACTGTGCTGGGGCGGTTGTTTGTATTTGTACATCATACTCGTCTTCTTGTAAAGCGGGAAGTTTTAGGTTGTTTACTCGCTCAACCTTCATTTTTGCAGCAGTCAGTGCTTCTTGAGCCTCGACCACGGCATCCGCTTCACCAGATTCATAAGCCTTTTTGTACTGGACTTTGGCCTCGTCATGCTCCGCAGCAGCCATCTTTTTGGCTGATTCCAGCATCGCTTCTTGGTTCTTGGAGACAGTGCCCTTGAGCTTCTTGTTCTCCTCAGCGATCTGCTGCGCGTAGCGCAACGCTTCCTCACGTTCCTTGGCGGCAGACTCTGCTGCACGTCGCTGGTCGTGATAGCCCTTGCTAAAGTGTTGCAGGCGCTTTCGCACCTTCTCGGAATACTCGTCCATTTCCTCTTCGGAAAGCTCCATGGGAGCCTTAGAACGCTTCTTCCCTTGATCTTCGTCGGGGCGGTCGTCTACCACCTCGATGTCAAAATCGTCTTCCTTGGCTTGCGCCTTGGCCTTTTCGCGCTTGGCTTCTTCATCCGCAGCGCGTCCCTCGACTTTCAGCGCAAAGCTGCCGTCGCTTTTTTCAACAAAGTCTGTTTTATCCGACGCCTTATCGGGGTCAGGAAATTCAAACTCTACTTTTTGAAGTGGCATGTATTACTCCTTATCCAGCACGCGATACACCACGCGGATCGGCCACGACTGCTTCGATGGAGTCGTCGTTCATCAGGCGATACTCAACGCCATTAACACTGACACGGGTGCCTGTGTATGACGCAAATACAACATAGTCGCCTACCTTGCACCATGGGCCATTCGGGAAGCGTGTGGGGTCAGAATAGGCTTGTTCGCCCATATCCAACACCAACCCAACCGTAGACAGGATGCGTTCTTCACGCATGGTCTGCTTGGCTTTAATGATGCCCATCTCACCGATGGTTTCTTCAATCTGTGGCAGCGCCACAAGCAACCGATACCCAACAGGCTTTGGAAGCTGGGCTTCCATTTCATCGTCAGTTACGGCGTTTTCGACTTGATCAGTCATTGTCTTCTTCTTCCATTTGAGAGCGCGAAAGGTCTTTGGTTGTTTGGATAGCAAGCTGGAGACCCCGAATCCTGCCTACTACTTCCCGATATTCGGCGAGGTCTTTAGCCCCACCGTTTGCCAGAAACTGGGTTGCGGAAGATACATCTTCCTCATGTTTCATTACAAGCACGTCAAAGACGGATTTGGCCATGGATTACTCCTTCTTCCCTTGGGGTTTCGGTGTGGCTAACACCTTGAGTGCATCAAGTTTCAGACGCTGCTGAGCTTGAGATTTTTGTGCCTCGACACGATTGGCTTCTTTGTCTGCCTCGATCTGCACGCGCTCTTTCTCCATGACGAGTTTTGCTGCGGCAATCTCTGCATCGGTCTGGTCTTTCTGGGCCTTGCGAGTGACCTCCATCTCCTGCACCTTGACCTTGGCCTGCTCCAACTGGAACAGTGGGTCTGCGGCTTGCTGCTGGGCTTGCGTCTGCGCGGCTTGCTGCTGGTGCTGCTGGGCCAACTGCTTGCCACCATCTGCGATGAGCTTGGACAGTTGAACCTCGACATCTTCTGGCAGTGGCTCGTCTGGTGGTGGCAACGTGACACCAAGGCGTTCTTCCATCTGCTTGCGGTAGCTGAAACCCAAGTGCTCGGCAATGTGTGCTTGCAGTGAAGCCATGATCTGCTGAGCTTGTGGGTTCTGGCCAATCGTCTGCGCAATCATCGGGTCTTGCATGAACGACGTGTGGGTCGCAATGTGTGCTTCGTGATCTTGGTGGATAAACGCCTTCATCGGCTTGCCCACCAACGCTGACATGTTTTCAGACACTGGGTCACGTGGCTTCTGATCTTCGCTCGTTGGCACAATCTTGTCGGCGTTCTTGATGCCCAGCACTTCAATCATCTGACGATGCAAGTAGGGTAGGTCATAAATCTGAGGCGCAGACTGCGACATCTGGAACACAGCTTGGTACTGCACCACACGCTGAGCCATCGTGCTGCTGTTGGGATCGCTGACGGGGATGACATCCACCATCGCGTAGTCAGTCTTGCGGGCTCTGGACAGGCCAGTCTCAGGCTGGTAGCTGTACTCCTCGGGTGCTTCTTCTGCAATGATTTTCTTCAAGAGCTTGAACTCTTGCTTCATCGCATAGTGCACACGAGCTTGCACAGCCGCCATGGGCTTGAGCGTTCGCTCCAGCAATGCCAGCGTGGTGCCCACGGGTGCGTTTGCGCTCATATCCGACACGTTCATGTCGCTGATTGCGCCAAGGCGACGGCCTTCTTCAGTAATGCGCTGTAACAACGCAAGCAGTGTTTGTGATGGCTCCTTGTATGGGAGCATCATGATGTTGTCTTTGATCGAGCCGCTTGGCACGTCTACATCGCGGAACTCACCGGGGTTGATCGGTGTGTCGTCACCCTTAACACGTAGGCCACGAGCCTTCAGGCCACCCGGCAGGTTTGACAATGTGCCAGCATCAACGAGTTGACGAATGATCGAAGTGCCTGCGCGTGCGTAGCCACCAATGATGTGGATAAGACCCAGACCATAGAAGCCAAAACCGGGCACATAAACGTAGTGCACGAAGTGGTCATCCTTTAAGCGCAGCGGGTCATCTTCTTCCCAGTTGCGACGCACAGAAAGAACTTCTCCTGTGCCACGGTCAATGGTCACAACGTAAGGCTTAGGCAGGTCATCTTCCTCGTCGTCCACGCCATCAATCAGCATGTCAACACTGATCTCCAGCAGCGTGTAACGCTCGTCGTTCTGGATTGTGTAGCCGCCTTCTTCAGCCTTTTTCTTTTCCACATCTGTGGGAAATGACTGAGGATCGCCAAGGTCAATCTCACGATAGAACCCGCTGGCCATCAGCTTGTCCATCTCGTTCTTTGTCTTACGCATCACGTGGGTCACGCGCTCTGCGGTCTCGATGTGTGACGCACCATACGGCACCACCACATCTTCTGCTGGAAGATAGATAGAGACTTGACGACCCAGCAGTGGGTCGAAGTACACCTTCTTGAACGCGCTACCTGCAAGGCCCAAGCTGTACAACATGCGCTCGTGCTCTGGCCGGTACTCGACCATGCGCTCGGTCAACTGATAGTTCATGTCGTTCTTGACACGCTCAGCAGCTTCTTCTTTCTCTTTGCTCACCTTGCCAAGAATCTTTGTCTTGACAGGGCCAGCAGCAGGGAATGTCTCGCTCATGGTCTCGGCTTGGAACCGAATCGCAGCTTCGGCCAGCACTGTGGAATACACACCGCAGGCGTCGTCCCACGGCTCGGTGCGCTCCTCGTACTTGAAGCCCAGCACTTCCAGACCCTTGACGAATGTGTCAGCCCAGTCTTTGCGGGCCACCATGTCGGCCTCAAACAACTCGATCAAGTCACTCGACAGAGTGTGCAGCACGCCCTCGTCGATGTGCTCTGCAAGGTTGCACTCAAAGTCAGACTCGTCCTTCTCGTCGGTGGCCTCACCCATGATGATCTCTGCACCGCCATCAGGCAGCATGTTGACCGTGGACTCCTCGTCCATCGTGACCTCGATACTGTCACCCAAGCTCTCCAGTCCTTGCGGCGCGGAGTACAAGCCTTTTCCTATTGAATCTGCTGCTGCCATGATCTATCCTTAGTAGTACCCGCCCTTGCGGGATTTGAAATATCGAATCTCATCCGGCTCATCAGAAGGCAATCGGATGAAGCCTCCCTGTCGGAATCTCATCAACGCCATGACCGTCGAGTCCACCAAGTCATCGTTACTCATGAATGGAAAACCTGCTATCTCCTCCACGACCTCCTCGGCCCAGCGGGTGTCAGGCACCCAACACAGCCCAGAACGCACGATGTCTGCTACAGAGTTTAACCGTGCCAGCTTGTCTCCGCTACCTCTGTGTGGGGTGTACTCCCCCACAGGAATCCCAGTACGGCGCATCTCTTGATACAACTGCGTGCCTGCGGACTTCTTCTCCACGATGAACGCATCGGGCTCCCAGTCCTTGTACTCGGCGTAGGCAAGCTCCTTGAGTTCAGGGAACTCCAGACGCTTCTTAATTGAGTTGAGCAGGATGATGTTGTACGCACCCTCGTCGTTCACAAACACACCCCAAGTTGTCAGGGCTGTGTAGTCAGCGCGGTTGTGGCTCTCAGCCGCCGCGTCCAGACTCATGATCACGTATTCACATGTTGGTGGGTCTTCCTTCTCCCACAGCTTCCACCAGTCACGCTTGACAACGGACGCTTCCTCTGCGGTGGGGTTCTGCTGGTACTGCGCGTTCCACTGGAACGTAGGCATTGACGCCTTGGTGCGCAAGAGCGCCTTCATGTCGAAGAACTCAGGCCACAGCGGTTTCTGGACGACGCTTCCGTCTGTCTGCTCCGTGTCTACGATGGCTGGGAACTCAATCACCTCATACTGATCAGAGCCCTCGTTGGCCCTCATGTCGCCGGTGACGCGCCCTGTCAGGTCATTCTGGTGCCAGCGGGTTTGAACAATTGCAACTCGTCCACCCGGCATAAGACGGGTACGGGCACCGTATGTGAACCACTCGTAGGCTTTGTCGAATACGTCGAAGTTTCCATTGATGATGTCCTGTTCGTTATGAGGATCATCGACAAGAAGCAAATCAGCACCACGGCCAGCCAGAGCAGAGCCGACACCACAGGCGAAATATTCGCCACCGGCGCTTGTGCTCCAGCGTCCTGCGCTTTTTGAGTCTGCGGCAAGTCCGACGTTGGGGAAGATGAGTTTGTAGTCACTTGAGTCAATGATGTTCCTGACCTTGCGGCCAAAGTCCACGGCGAGGTCTGTGGTGTGGGAGACCATCAGCACCTTTTTGTTCGGGTATTTTCCCAGAAACCAAGCCGGGAAATAGATAGACACCATCTGCGACTTGCCGTGTCGTGGTGGCATGTTCACGCACACACGGTCTTTGTTACCCACAGCAATGTCCATCAGGAGGTTTGCCAACCTGCGGTGGTGCTTACCCACCTTGTAGTCTGGCTGCATGTGCTTACAGAACTCCACCAGATCGTCAAAACATGCTTTTGCCGTCTTGCGGCTGTCGATGATGTCTGCAATCTTCTCAATCTCAGCCTGTTCTTCGGAGGTATAGGCGTCAATATTGTCCAGCATCAGCCGGATTTCTTCGTCCGTAAAGTCCTCTGCACTCAGAGAAGTGGCGTTAGTCATCAAAATCCGCACGGGGCGTTCCAAAAACTGCTTCTGACTCGTTTTCCGGCTCATATAAAGCCGGTTTTTGCACGTTTTCTGCAATTTCTTGTGGAATTTCCGCTTCGACGACCATTTTCGGGGTGCTCAAGCCCATTTCTGCATCCACGTCGATCACATCCCCACCAATCTCCACCGCATCGGTGGGCAGATCGGGTCTTTGGATCAATCTTTGGAGCTTGGCACGCAGCCGCGCCTTCAACTCGTCCGTAGACTGGTGGGTAATTGTCACTTCTGACCTGTCGGTGAACAGGCCCACGTCGCTGTGTTTGCCCAAAAGCTCCAGTGCACGAATTCTGATGCGTGGATCGGGGTTCCGAGACTCCTCCAGCAACCGGTTTGTCACCGTGTGACGCACCTCAATGGCATGTGTGACCACAGCCCTGCCGTACTCGTCAAGGTATGAGCGAATATCCAAGAGCGAGGCAGGCGTCAGCGTTGATGCACGTGCATGTGACACGGCATTACTTGTGTTGTGTGGGCTGCTGGCGTACGCCGTCGTCAGCGTGGCCGCAGTTTGTGCATCTTCCTCGTTGGGTTCTTGCACCTCCAGTCCATGTTCTTCTAATAGAAGGATGGAACGGCAGGCGGCCTCGGCCCTTTCTCGCAGGTCGAGGTATGGAATGTCTGGGATGATCTCCACCCCGAATTCTGGCGTGAGTTCAATTGTCATTGTGCGCAAGTCCGTGTAGACCGATACGTAATAGTAACTGATTTTTTGAGGCTGTCAAACTTCCCTATGGGGGGTGTTCTACATTAACTCTGCGTTTTTGCCACGTAGGTATCCTAAAAGATGTTATAGGGGGTACTCCTATGTAACCCGCGAAGAGGTACCGGTAGTTATCCTATAAACATGATAGGGGGTAGTCTCTACGTGGACTTAACTCACTTTTTTGTGGCGTTACCTCTTTTTGAGGTCGGGGGGTCTGCCGTATGCGCTGGATGGATATACAGGTATGCCAAGTCCAATTAAGGGGGGTGGGGGGTATTTGAGTGGAATAGCATACCTACAGCGACACAGGGACTCCTAACCACACAGCGGGGGGTGGCGTACGGGTGGGTCAGCCATAGGGCCAAATGGGTTTTGGTGCGATGTTATACCGCGTATAACAACTATCGAATCATATCTAATCGTGCCTATTCCTTGACAATCATGCTATGCGATGTTAAAGTTCAGTCATCGGTTGGGAAATGCGGACACAAGTAGCGCACTCAGCCGGTAAATCCTAAAAGGAAATATCATGGCTACATTTAAATTATCCGCTGAGACAATCACTACTGTGGTTGACACGCTGAAGGCTGATACGGCTGTTCAGAAGCGTTGGTTAAAAGCGGCTGACGCCTTGCGTGCTGAAGGCGTGACATCGGACACATTAGACGGTGACAAAGAATACCGCGATGCGTTCAAAAAGAATGTGATCTTGCTTAGCTTCACAAAGACTGAGCAAGCTATCATGGCAAAGCCAACGACATCCCTCAGCGATGAGGAGAAGGTCACCAAGCGTTGGATTGTGCAACAGACTGGTGCTAAGTTGGTGAAGGTCACCGGCCATGTTCGCAAGGCTGAGCAAGAGGAGATGATGACCGACGATGAGCGAGGCGCTAAGAAGGTCAGCGACATGGCAACGCGCCTCAAGCGTGACCTGACAGCATGGATTGACAAGGTAGAGAAGGCTGAGGCGGTAACATTCTCAGCCACTGAGATGGTGAAATACCTGAAGTCTGCTTCAGCCCTGATCAAGTAATTGATCAACCCAAACCCCTGACCTTTTGGTCGGGGGTTTTTTTTTCGTCCAAATTTTCCCGATGTTATACACCGTATAACAAATGATGCCAGTTCCTGAAGCCGCGACGAGTACGACATACAGCGGCACGCGCCCGATCCGTGAGCCACTGGCTCATGACCACACCAAAACAACTCACCACGCAATACACTACGCGCACAATCCCGGCAAGTTCGCACCCCGAAATATTCCATGTTATCTACCGTATAACACCCGAAACCAGTTCCTAAAGCGGCGGCGAGTATCAACTGTTCGTTTTTGGTTTTGTTCTATTGTTCGTTTTTAGGTATTGTTCTAATGTTCGTTTTCATTGGGTTTACATTGTTCGTTTTGCTCAAATGGCTAACATGTTTTTTGTAACGCCTAATGTTCGTTTTTACCCCCTAATGTTCCGCAATGTTCTTGCAATGTTCGTTTTCGTAAGAACATTATAAAACTGCATTAGATGGCATTTGATAACTCCTGCCGAGAGGCAAAAGAAAATATACTGTGTATTAGATAATAAGATAATAGATGATTAGATAGTTTGTTTGTAATGTTCGTTTTTAGAAAAAGAGTCCGAAGGTATAAATTGGTCAGCCAGCTTTTTTGCCCAAGAATTTAAAAAGTTGCGACGTGTTTTGAAAAGGGCGGGGTGTGTCTTTTTTGACGGTACTTTTAGAACAGTGTGGAACATCAAGGACTTGCACAGCTACAATACAAGAACATTTACCTTTCTAAAGAACACTACACATTACCCCATAATCTCACACAAAACATCACGAAACACTTGACATAGACAGTTCATCGTGGTATACTATAGTCTGTTGGTTGATAAAGCGTCTTGAGGGTTCAAGACCACCAACAATGTTATACGCCGTATAACAACTTATCAGGAGTTATGTCACATGAGCAAATCCCGAGAGTCAACCCGTGAGCATCACGCTCACCAACTTGTTTGTACCTGTTGCTACGCACAGCGCGTGGCCCCTGCTCGTTCACGCATCGGCTACACCACATGCCTCGACTGTGGTGAGACTGCCGCCAAAAAGGTCAAGCACGCCAGTGTGCCACTGTCCAAAAGCAACTACTACTACGTGTCAGGGAACAACCTTGACTTCATCAAACAAACCAACCCCAAGAGGACAACATCATGAAACATCTTTGGACACAGTACATCAAGCCATTAGTCATCTGGCTTGCTCAAGGCATCATCGGTGCCGCCATGGTCGCGTTCTTTGCATACATGTTCCTTGAGTGGGCAAGCGGATGCGGTGAGACATACACCGACTCCAAGGGCAAGGTGCACATTGGCGAGTGCATTTGGCAGTCTGAGATACCAACAAAGAAAGGTACAATCTGATATAAAACACCACAAAACACTTGACTTAGATACCCACATGTGGTACAATAGACTTATCGACTGGGAATTCGCTCAGTCGGTTAACCCCAAAGTTATACGCCGTATAACAAACTTAACAGGAAACTGAAAATGACAAACACAACTGTCCCCTCAATCTCAACAGCCGCGATGCTCGTTGAACTATCCATCGGCACATGGACAGGGCGCAAGCTCGACAAGCGTGCCTCACAAGATGTCACGTCACAGAACAACGCTGACAAGGGTGTGGCGAACGTCCACAAGAAGCTCCTCGGTGACTGCGCCGAATTGGATGCGGTGCAGAAGTTCACAGCCAATGCACGTAATGTGCACTACGCATGCACCATGCCATGGTCTGACACAGGTCTGCGTCTGCTACCAACGACACAATACTTCAAGTATCACCAAGAAATGACAGCGTTACAGAACGAATACCAACGCCTCGTGCAAGCGTTCTTGGATGCGTACTCATGGGAGATTCAGAACAGCCAACTCAAGCTCGGTGCACTGTTCAACGCTGACGAGTACCCGACAGCCGACTCGCTGACATCGAAGTTTCGATTCAAGATGAACTACATGCCCCTGCCTGATGCGGGTGACTGGCGTGTCAACATCGGCAACGAGACCGAGAGTGCCCTGCGTTCTCAGTACGAGGGTTACTACGCGACCCAACTCCAAGCCGCGATGGGTGATGTGTGGCGCAGAGCGCACGATGCACTGACAAAGATGTCAGAGCGCCTCGACTACGCTGACGACATGACCCGCAAGGTGTTCCGTGATTCACTCGTGTCAAACGTGACGGACATCATCGAGCTACTCGGTGCATGCAACGTGACAGGCGACCCCGTGATGATGGCGGCACAGCGCGACTTGGACGAAGCGATGCGCGGTATCACACCTGATGCCCTGCGTGAAGACCCCTACCTGCGTGCTGAGACACGCCGCAAGGTGAACGAGGTTCGCAAGACCATCGACAACCTGCCCTCGCTGGGCTTCTAAGTTATACGCCGTATAACAACTTAACCTAAACCTAAACCTCAACAGGAAAATTTATCATGGCTAATCAAGCAATTGCAATGTATTCTCTCGGGCTCGATCAGATCGAGACTGCCATCCGACTCGGTGGCAACAAGCGCACCATCCTCGTGCAAGGTCACATGGGTACTGGCAAGTCATCCCTGCTCAAGACATTGGGCAAGGCACTGCCGAATCACACCATGTGCTACTTTGACTGCACGACCAAGGACTTGGGCGACATCACCATCCCTCAGTTGCAAACCATTGACGATCAAGGGTATGTGCGTTACGTGACCAACGAGGAGTTGGGTCTGCACCTGAGCAAGCCGATCATCCTCATGGTGGACGAGTACGGCAAGGCAAACCCTGCCGTGAAGAACGCGATGCTCCGCTTGTTGCTCGAAGGCAAGCTCGGCTCGTACGAACTGCACCCGACAAGCCTCCGCTTTGCCACAACCAACCTCGGTGCCGAGGGTGTGGGCGATCTGCTCCCGCCTCATGCACGTAACCGTATGACCATCGTCACATCACGCAAGCCGTCTAACATGGAATGGATTGAGTGGGGTGTCAACAACGGCGTCGATCACACATTGCTTGGATGGTGCAAGGACAACCCTCAGTTGTTCCACTCGTTCGAGGATGTCAAAGACCCTGAGCAAAACCCGTACATCTATCACCCCAAGCAACAGCGCACAGCGTTCGTGACACCTCGTTCACTCGAAGCCGCATCGGATTGGTTGAAGGGCCGCGATGGTGTAGACGATCAAACTATGACAGCTTTACTGATGGGCACCATCGGCGAACGCGGTGCCATGGACTTGATGGCGTTCGTCAAACTGTCTGATCAGTTGCCATCATTGGAGTCAATCAAGAAAGACCCAATGAATGCCAAGGTGCCTGACAGCGCGGCGGCTGTATGTATGGTGGTGTATCGCTCGTTGTCTGTCATCGACCGTGACTGGATTGATGCGTGGATGGACTACATGGTGCGCCTCGACAAAGAAGCCCAAGGCATGTTTGCCAACGGTGTGCGCAACCCCAAGTATGCCAAGCAGTCTGTGGTCATGACCAACAAGAAGTTCACAGCGTGGGCAATGGCGAACAACTACATGTTCGCGGCTGACAAGAAGTAAGGAGAGACAACATGTTAATGATTGGAAAACAATTGACTGCGGAACAACGCCTCAGCAAAGCGGTGGTGGACATCATGGGCTCGCCCAAGTATGTAGCCCTCGCGGGTGTACTCATGATCGGCTCACGCTCCGTGGACGACAAGGTGCGCACCGCATGTACCAACGGACGCGATGAGATGTACGGACGTGCGTTCATCGAGACACTGACTGACGCAGAGCTTAGGTTCCTCGTGTTGCACGAGTGTTACCACAAACTGTATCGTCACCTCACAACGTGGCGTCATCTGTACGAGGACAACGCACAGCTTGCGAATGCGGCATGCGACTACGTGATCAACATCAAGCTGACTGATGACAACAGCGATGGCTTTGCCATCATGCCCAAGGTCGGTCTGCTCGATACCAAGTATCGCGGCATGGACAGCGCACAGGTGTACAAGTTACTCAAGGATGACCAACAAGATTCCGGGGGCAGCACAGGTGGCGGCTCGGGCGATGGCGAGTCAGGCGATGGCGAGTCGGGAACTGGTCTCGATGAACACGACTGGGAGGGGGCGCAAGAGATGACCGCTGAGCAAACCAAAGAGTTGGCGCGTGATCTCGACGAAGCAATCCGTCAAGGCGCACTGGCGGCTGGCAAGCTCGGCTCGGGAGGGGAACGCATGTTCGATGACTTGTTGCAAACCAAGATCGACTGGCGCGAGGCACTGCGTGAGTTCATCTCCACAACATGTCAGGGCAACGACTACTCAACGTGGAAGCGGCCCAACCGTAGGTTCGTGTCATCGGGCTATTACATGCCATCGGGTGTGAGCGAACAGGTGGGCGAACTCGTCATCGCCATCGACACATCGGGCTCCATCGGTGGGCGCGAGTTGGCTAAGTTCTTGGGCGAGGTCAAGGGTATCTGTGATCAGGTCAAGCCCGACACCGTACGACTCTTGTATTGGGACACTGCGGTGTGCGCTGATGAGAAGTACACAGGTGTGGAAGTTGAACACATCGTTGACTCGACCAAGCCCGAGGGCGGTGGTGGTACGAACGTAGAGTGTGTGCCTGAGTACATGACACAAGGTGGTATCAAGCCGCAAGCGGTTGTGGTGTTGACTGACGGCTATCTCGGTGGCTCGTGGGGTCAGTGGGCATGCCCCGTGTTGTGGTGCATCGTAGGTAATGCGAACGCACGACCTGATGTTGGCAAGTATGTACATGTGGAGGACTGAGATGATTGAGATTACTTTTATCGAAGGGGTGTTGCTTGCATGGGCGGTACTTGCAACTGCGGCGGCATTCAAATACAAGGACGAGACCCGCATGTGCAAACGCATGATGGTGGCGTTCATCGAGAACGAGAGTGTGCGTGAGCAAGTGCTCAATGCGCACAAGGAATTCGTGAGGAGTCAGTCATGAGCAATGAGATGAAACCGTGCCCATTCTGTGGTGGGCACGAGGTAGAAATACGTGAGCGCAACTCAACATCGGGTGTGTTCTCTGTATCGGTACTGCACTGGTGCAAAGATGGGGGCAAGCCTGTGCTTAAACCTATCGAGTGCATGGGGCGTACACGTGACGAAGCAGTGCGACTGTGGAACAGACGCGCTTAACTAAACCATAAAAGGAAAACGAAGATGAGATTCAATACATTCAACAGTGTGGTGGCATGGTACGAACAGACCAAGCCTGTGGTGAGTAAGCATCACACAGCCGCAGACAACATCCGACCCATCGGTCAGCGTAACCGCAAGTGGGAGCGCATCCGCAAGGTGGACGACGAGACCTACCTGTTACTCGACGGGTACTACGGTTCGACCCTGTTCAATAACAACGGGCGGGGTGATGCACAGTACGAACAAGACATGGCACCGATCATGTGGAAGCGTGAAGCTGATGGCGATTACATCTATGTGCGCAACGGTGTGAAGGGTTCCGTTCCGTTCTCACGGTTTCAGTTCTTGCGGTGGCACCTGCCTATCAACATGGGCTTTGGGTACAACCAACAGGGTAAGCATTGGGTACGTGCCAAGACAGCGAATGGGTACGAGGACTTTCCCTTGCCCAAGACTGATTACAAGTGGGACTACCAACTCAAGGAAGCGGGTCGTGATGACGGCAAACGCCTGAAGTTTCGGGTCAATGAGGATGACACGTTTACACGTGTTGGTGACGCATTCAAAGTAGAGGTAACAACTGTGGACAAAGAACTCAAGAAACAATGGAAGGCAAGCATTGATGCGTTCTATACGCAAGCGGCGGCGTTGGCACCCATGATCGACACCACGTGGAACGGACGCCATGAGTACAGACAAGTCATCACCGAATGGTGCAAAGAGAATGGCTTTGATGCTCCGTCATACGGTGGTATCAATCAGCTACCGAGCGCACTGGTTCGATACATCGTGGAGCAAGAAGATCATCCCCTGCGTGTCCCGCTCATGGCATTGGTCATTGATGACATCGGTGGCAAGCGCGTCATCGAGAGCAAGGAAGACTTGATGAAGATCAGGTCAGCATATAACCGCCTGATGAACAAAGCATTGGGCATGTACGAAACGAAGGAGGTGTGAGATGGCCAAATCAATACTGACAGCACCACAAATAACACAACACGCATTGGGCATCCTTGAGCAAGAGATGTATAACAGCACGCCGTACTCACTCGTGCAAGTCACATTGAAAGATGGCACTACGCAAGAGATCATGATCAAGATCAACCCGCGCAATCTGCATGACCTGTGCGATGACATAAAGAAGTACGGTTCACTGACCCTGACCAACGACGAGAGCGGCATCCTTGTGATGGCCGATCAGATCAAGCATATCAACATAATGAAAGTAACGAAGGAGCAACCATGAGCTACGACCACACACGAGTAGATGATATAGAGAAGAAGACCAAGGCTTTGCTGACCCGCTTGGCTGAGAATGTTGTGACAGTCAATGACGGCGACCCGCCCATGCACATGGTGGACGGCATCCCTGTGGTGCCCGAGTTGGTACAGTTCTGTGCTGAGGTACGCAAGGTCAATCGCCATGTGAAGTTCGGTGTATGTAGGAAGATCAAGCACAGTTGGGGCAACGGCTTCAACAAGATGCAAGAACTCTATGCGTACATGGACGGGCACACCTACGCCACGATGAAGGTCGGGTACGGTGACTACTCTGTGAAGGGTGGTGGTGACAACAAGTACATGGTGTATGCACGGATGATCAAGAACGAGAAGTTCCGTGAGGACAGCGATCAGTATCACATGGCAACGGCGGAGAACATCGAACGTGCGATGAAGAACGTAAAGAAGTACATGCGCCCGTACTCACCCATCGAGTGTGCCGGTATGACGTTCGACGAAGTTCGCAATCGGTTCTCATCGGTTGTGCAAGGTGTAACAACTGAGATGTACCAAGCGCGTGGTGGCGTGATCGAATCAGCGCACCTGCGCAATGAGTTGTTCCACATGCTCGACGTGGGCTACGAGTTCTTGTCCGAGGAGTTCCGCGAGAAGATCGTCAAGTGGCGCGAGAAGTACCATGAAGACCAAGCAAGTAAAGGTCGTGCCCTGCATGCGTACTACGTGGGTGTCCGTATACACCGCGAAGAGATGGTGTGTGACGTGATCGAGGTATTGGATGCCAACAAGCGTTCGCGCCTTGATACCCACATGCCTGTGGTGACATACAAGATGGAGGAGTTGCCCGAGCACATCGGTGGGTGCCTCGCCGCATTGAGTATGGTGGAGGATAATCACTACGTAGACAGCGTAGGCTTGCGTATTGACAGCGCAACCTTTTGGGTGCAACGATGAGCAAGCTGATCTACAAAGCAACCGAGCGGTACAGCGTGGGGTGGACTGACCCACGCGCAGACTTGGGTTGGCAGACAGTCGAGCCGCCTGACAAGACAGTACGTAGGATACTGGATGGAGACATACTCCCTGAAGATCAAGCCGTTGCAATACGAACGGTGATGAAGTATGACGTACAACACGCAAACGCAGGGCGGATGAGCATGGTAGATGTAGAGATGCACGATGACAACGTATACCGTGTGAGCGTCTTTCCCGACGGGATAGATATTATCTGTTTCGGTCTTTCAAGTATTGACTCAGGCATCAACGGTCACTATGATCGGACGGACGATCTACCTGAATGGGTAAAGGAACGTCTTGCTGTGTTAATGATTACGAGTGGTATACCGCCAACACAAGAAGTGGCGGGTGTCGGTCGTCGAATATCAAGTCATGTTTATTGGGTGTACGCACCCGAGACTACATCTTGATGCGTTGGTACGTGCGCTTCACGTACCTAACTTTAAAAGGAAACGAAGATGAGAAAGAAACCAAGCACATCACAGCGCATTCGCTCACTGATTGATAGCGGCTACAACAACAAAGCCATTATCGAAAAGATCAAATGCAAACCGCAAGCTGTGTATAACATCCGATACCAAATCAACAAGGCACGTGGCCTTGGCTCGATTGGTGAACTGCCGAATCCTACGAACGGCATCGGTGTGCCGCCTAAGAAGCGTACGCGCAAGATCAGGGCAGGGGAACTGGCATCAATGCCCCCGACCCCCGTGATCAACCCCGCACAAAACGTGTACCCACAAGCAAGCGAGTGGGAAGACCGACACTTGCCCATCACCATGGTCGAGCCGCCTACTCTGTGGCAACGTATCAAGGGGTGGTTCCGTGGCTAAACTTCCATACACATACACAATCTGCCCCGACCAAGAGACACCGAAGAAATTTACAGCAAGCTGTAAAGACATGGGGGAGTTGCTACGGCACAGCCCCAACGGTGACTTGACCATCAACCAAAAGCGCACAGCAACATGGGACGCATGGTCTGGCAATCACATGGGCTTTATCGAGGAAGCGTTGCACGAAATAGCAACACGCGATAAAGGAAAGCGCCGTGGCTGATACACCCGAGGTCAAAGTCAAGAAGAAAGTCGTGGCGATTCTCAAAGAACTCCGCGCCTATTATTTCTACCCTGTCACTGGCGGGTACGGCGGCAGTGGGGTGCCTGACATCGTTGGGTGCTACCACGGCAAGTTCTTTGGTATTGAATGCAAGGCTGGCAAGAACAAGCCTACACCATTACAGCAAAAGAACTTAGACAGCATCAAAGCCATGGGCGGCGTTGCGATGGTCATCAACGAAGACAACATTGACCACGTACGACACCTACTCGGTGAGATGTAATGCGTAAACGTAGCAAGTACCGACCCAAAGGGGTGATCATGAATCCAATCGCGTACGTGATGGAGAGCATGACCCCCGTGGCGAAGCACGACAACTTCTTAATCGACCTGAAGATTAAGAACCACATGGCCATGACCAACCTGACGCAAGGCAAGGCAACACGTGAAGACATGGATACGCTGATACCCATGGCCAACTTTGTGGAGGCGTTGTATCGCATGGGGTTTGGTCGTGACTACGCAACAGAGGTGCACAAAGGACTTGATGCGTTGCATGCAGTAGGCAAGCGCGGCGCTGAGAGTGGGCGGTTTATCCTGCGGTCTGAGGAGATGAGAGCCCTGAACACCCTGATGGAGTTACACGATGCACAGATGGACGCGATCACAGTCAAGGACATGGAACGTGCATTCAAGATCGTGGACGAGGAATATAAACAGCGCAGGATGCGCCCTATTGTGGAGAGGAAGCCATGACAGATGATGAAAGAAACCTTGACCTTATGGTCGCTGAATTAGAAAGTGAAAACAGATTGATGAGGGCACGTAATGAACGACTGCAACAAGAACTCGACCGAGCACTTGATGACAACGCACGATTCAAAGTCACACTGGAACGCATCATTGCCGTATCCAAGTTGGCCTTTCGGGACGGTGTGCCCGAAAGAGTTGGCGAAGTGGGGACGCAAGCACAAGATACAAACATTGGATGAATACGAGGAGGCATTAATATGAACGCAGATGAAATACAAGCAGGTGGCGACCATTACAAAACTATGGAGGTACAACCATGGCATGTGATGGCGTCAGTGTTGACCCGAGAGGAATTCATTGGGTTTCTCAAAGGCAACATCATTAAGTACAGCATGAGGCAGGGCAAGAAAGACAGCCCTGATGCTGACAAGTGCAGACACTACATGCTGAAGTTGAATGAAGTGTTAGAAAACTCTTAACAACATAACAGGAGAACGAAGATGACAGAAGAAGCAACATTGCGTCACAACTGGCGCAACATGATCGAATCAGACGGTGGCTACTGCCCCGTGTGTGATCGGTGGGGTAAAGTCAACAAGGTCAAACTGACTGGCGGCATGGCGCGTTCACTGGCGTGGCTCGTGAGCGTATCAGCGGGTGCAGAGAACGGATGGGTCAACACACGTGACAACGTGCCACTGTTCATGTTGCGCTCGAACTCTATTGGGCACCTCAAGTATTGGGGTTTGGTGCAGTCACGTGCACCCGACTCGGAGAAGGTCAAGACAAGCGGTGTGTGGAGAGCTACGCTCGATGGGCATGACTTTGTGCACAACCGACTGTCAGTGCCGTCACACATGTTTGTCTACAACGATGCAGTGGTACGGACAGGCTTGGACTTTGTGAGCATCGAAGATTGCTTCACCGAAGAATTTGATTACCGCGAAGTGATGAACTCGTATTTCCCGACAACACAGGTGCAAGATGAACTTAATAACAATTGACTTTGAAACGTACTACGACCGCGACTTCTCGCTGTCGAAGATCACAACCGAAGAATACGTACGCTCTGACCTCTTTGAAGTCATTGGCGTATCAGTGAAAGTTAACAACCAAGAAACGGAGTGGGCAAGTGGAACACATCAACAAATCAGAGAGTGGCTTCAGAGCAATTTTGAATGGGAGCGGGGGTTTGTCTTGGCGCACAACACCCTTTTTGACGGGGCTATCCTGTCTTGGCGTTTCGGTATTAATCCTCGGGGTTGGCTTGACACTCTGTGTATGGGCCGTGCCCTTCACGGCGTGGAAGTTGGGGGTTCGCTTAAAGCTCTTACTGAGCGGTATGGGCTCGGGGAAAAAGGAACAGAAGTTGTTAACGCCCTCGGCAAAAGACGACTGAACTTCAGCGACGAGGAACTCGCACGGTATGGTGACTACTGCATCAACGATGTGGAACTTACGTATCAACTGTTCAACATCTTGGTAAAAGATTTTCCCAAGCAAGAGTTGCGTGTGATTGATCAGACCCTGCGCATGTTCATCGACCCCATGCTTGAGTTGGACGGCGACATGTTGCAACAACACCTCATTGGCATCAAGCAGATGAAGGAAGACCTGCTGACATCCTCGGGTGTGGACAAGGCGGAACTGATGAGCAATGAGAAGTTTGCTGAACTGCTCCGTTCGTTCGGCGTCGAGCCCCCAATGAAGACAAGCCCTGCCACGGGTAAGCAGACCTATGCGTTCGCCAAGAGTGACGAGGAGTTCAAAGCCCTTGCTGACCATGAAGATGTCAGGGTGCAGACACTTGTCGCCGCCCGCTTGGGCACCAAGTCAACGCTTGAGGAAACACGCACCCAACGGTTCATTGACATCTCTAAGCGCGGCAAGTTGCCTGTGCCGATTCGTTACTACGCCGCACACACTGGACGGTTTGGTGGCGACGACAAGATCAACATGCAGAACTTGCCAAGCCGTGGCAACAACGCCAACAAGCTCAAGAAGTCAATCATTGCACCCGATGGCTACACCATCATTGACGCTGACTCTGCACAGATCGAAGCACGGGTGCTGGCATGGTTGGCAGGGCAAGATGACTTGGTAACAGCTTTTGCTGAGGGCAAGGACGTGTACAAGAAGATGGCCTCGGCTATCTACGGCAAGCCTGAGTTCGAGATCACCAAAGACGAGCGGTTCGTGGGTAAGACCACAATCCTTGGCGCGGGGTATGGCATGGGTGCTGTGAAGTTCCAAGCCCAACTCAAGAACATGGGTGTGGATGTGGACGTTAACGAAGCACGGCGCATCATTGATATTTATCGACGCACCAACGATGCCGTGGTCAGGCTGTGGCGACAGGCTCAGAACGCTCTTGTAAACATGTCACGCGGTGAACCCGCACCTCTTGGTATCCGGGGTGTGCTTGAAGTGGCACCCAAAGAGACAGCCATCCGCTTGCCCTCGGGTCTGCTGATGCGCTACGACGACTTGAAGTTTGACCAAACCGACAAGGGTATTGAGTTCCACTACAAGACACGCAAGGGTCGCACCCGTATCTACGGCGGCAAGGTGATCGAGAACGTATGCCAAGCCATCGCACGTTGCATCATCGCTGAGCAGATGCTCAAGATCGGTAAGCGTTACAAGGTTGTGCTGACTGTGCATGACGCGATTGCTGTGTGCGTACCAGATATTGAGGTTGTACCCGCAACGCAGTATGTTGAGGAGTGCATGCGATGGGTGCCCGAGTGGGCAAAGGGTCTGCCTGTGAACTGTGAGTCAGGCAGTGGTAAATCTTATGGAGACTGCTGATGAGCACGATAAAAGGAACAGCGAATATCGCAGGTACAAGCACCACCCTTGGCGTTGACCACGCCTACGATGCGTATTCATACACCATGAACAACACGGCAAATCAAACGCTCAACTCAGTGCAGATCGGGGCGCAGAAACAGAACCATAACATCGTATTCCATGGGCCGAGCGGCAAGGAGATCGGACGCTTTGACTTTAACGGCGACGAGATGAAGTTCGACGGGCAAGCCGACACATCGGCTCAAGTGTTCATCGAGTGGGCGCGTAAGACGTTTAACCAACGGGTGTTGGAAGACAAGCGTTCCGTGCTCAAGGAGGTGATGGATGCGCTACTACACGAGTCCACCGGCGCACTGTACGAGGACGCAGAGAAACTTGCCATCCTGACTTGCTTACAACGGGTACGTGAAATACAGGAGCCGCTTGAGCCCATTCAAAAAGAAATGTGGGAAAACGCACAGGTAGCCAAGCAAGCCGTAACACCCTTGCAACCTCTCACACCTTGGAGTAGCCAACCATGATCAACGACGATGACGACATCCAAGACTACGTAAGCACAAGGCAGAAGGCGATGGCACGAGAGCACGATTACGAACGTAACTTACGCAACGCCACACTGGAAGAAGTCGCCAAAGAGTTTGACAAGATGCCCTTTGGGGACACCGCCGCATCGTTTGCGATATTCGTGAGGAACATGAAGAAATGAACAGAGAAGAAATTACCCGCATGGCGCAAGAAGCTGGATTTGTTGGTATGGATGGTGAACATGGAGGACTTAGACGCTTTGCCGCCCTTGTCGCTTCTGCCGAGCGTGCAAAGTTGCAAGGCCAAATTGAAACCTTACACGCCATGTACGAACTTGCAAGCAAGCAACGGGATTACTTAATGGAACAACAAAATGCGCAGGTAGCCGCAATGCGAGGAAAGATGCAATGACAGTAAAAATACCCGCATGGTCGTTCTCGTCCATCAAGACCTTTGAGCAGTGCCCAAAGAAGTTCTACCACTTGAAGGTTGTCAAAGACTTCCAAGAAGATCAGGGTGCAGAGCACCTGATTTACGGCACCGCCTTTCACGAGGCGGCTGAGTTCTACATACGCGACGACACACCCCTGCCCCCTCAGTTCTCGTACGCTAAGAGTTCATTGGATAACCTCAAACAGCGTGCTGGCCGGAAGCTGTGTGAGTACGAGATGGGGCTGACCGAGGACTTACAGCCGTGCGGTTTCAAAGACCCCAACGTGTGGTGGCGGGGCATCGCTGACCTGATCATCATCGAGGACGATGGCACGGCACGGGTGGTGGATTACAAGACAGGCAAGAGTGCCAAGTACGCCGACACCGGACAGCTTGAGTTGATGGCACTTGCCGTGTTCAAGCATTTCCCCGAGGTCAAGCGTGTCAAGGGTGGGCTGTTGTTTGTCATTGCCAAGCAGTTCCCCAAGGCGAGCTACGACCGAGCCGTAGACGAGCCCAAGCTGTGGGAGAAGTGGCTACGCGACCACGGACGCATGAAAAGAGCTTACGAGACCAACGTATGGAACCCCCGCACATCAGGGCTTTGCAAGAGGCACTGTGTTGTTTTATCATGCCAACACAACGGAAGGAACGATTAAATGCCATACACCAAATCCCCCCGACCCTACAAGGCCGAGTACCAAAAGCAGAAAGAACGGGGCGAACACCCCGACCGCATGGAGCGCCAACGCGCAAGGCGAAAAGTTGATGCCAGTTCCCCTGATGCGAACGGCAACGGCAAGGCCGACAAGCGTGAAGGCAAGGACATAGACCACGTAAAGATGTTATCCAAAGGTGGCTCAAACAAAGATGGGCTGCGCATCGTTTCGCCTACCAAGAACCGTGCCCGTAACGGTCATAGCACAAAAGAAAAAGGCGGGAAGAAACCCGCTTGACGCGCACTGCGCGTTCGGTTAGATTAGAACTTCGACGGCGACAAGAGCGAGTGGGACACCCACTTCGCTCTGTTATCCGTTTGCGCTGGAGAACGAATTGGAAATCATTGACAACAAAGCCCTGTTGTTGACGTTGCGTAACCCGCATCGCGTCACGACAGTTATCCCTAAAAGTAGGGAACTCCCAAACAACCAAGTGTTGGTGCATTGGGGGTTGGATGAGGCGCAAGTCCTCAAGAATCTGCGCGTGAAAAACGTGCCATCACCCATCATGGGACGCTACGACTGGCCCGGCCAGTACAAGCCGTTTGACCATCAGAAGACAACAGCCGCATTCCTCACAATGAACCGCCGTGCGTTCTGCCTTAACGAACAGGGCACGGGCAAAACGGGGTCAGTCATTTGGGCGGCAGATTACCTGCTCAAACAGAAACGAATCCGCAGGGTGCTTGTGATCTGCCCCCTGTCCATCATGGATTCAGCGTGGAGAGCAGACCTGTTCAAGTTCGCTATGCACCGATCAGTTGACATAGCGTACGGTGCCAAGGAGAAGCGCAAGGCCATCATCAACGGCATCGCCGAGTTTGTGATCATCAACTATGACGGCGTGGAGATCGTCGCCGAGGACATTGCCAAGGGCGGCTTTGACCTGATTGTGATTGACGAGGCGAACGCCTACAAGAACGTGCAGACCAAGCGGTGGAAGGTGCTCAACTCATTGGTCAAGGCTGAGACATGGCTTTGGATGATGACAGGCACCCCCGCCGCTCAGTCCCCCCTCGATGCGTATGGCCTTGCTAAGCTCGTCAATCCACAAGGTGTCCCCAAGTTCTTCACAACTTTCCGCGACATGGTGATGACCAAGCTCAACAACTTCCGTTGGCTTGCCAAAGAGACTGCAACGCAGACCGTGTTCGAGTGCTTGCAACCTGCCATCCGGTACACCAAGGACGAGTGCCTTGACTTGCCCGAGATGACCTACACCAAGCGCCGAGTCGAGTTGACCAAGCAACAGGAACGCTACTACGGCATGCTCAAGAGCCGCATGGTGGTGCAAGCCGCAGGGGAAGAAATCACGTCAGTCAACGCCGCCGTGAACATGTCCAAGCTCCTGCAAATATCTTGTGGTGCGGTGTACTCCGATTCAGGCGAGACCTTGGAGTTCGACATCAAGAACCGCTACAACGTGCTGACCGAGGTGATCGACGAGTCCAGTCAGAAGGTGCTTGTGTTCGTGCCGTTCAAGCATGTGATCAGCATCCTGACCGACAAGCTCAATGCCGATGGCTACACGACCGAGGTGATCAGCGGGGATGTGCCTGTGCACAAGCGCACCGACATCTTTAATCGCTTCCAGACCGAGCCCGAGGGCACCAAGGTACTTGTCATCCAACCACAAGCCGCCGCGCACGGTGTGACCCTTACAGCCGCCAATACGGTGGTGTGGTGGGGGCCGACATCCTCCCTTGAGACCTATGCCCAAGCCAACGCCCGAGTCCACCGTTCGGGTCAGCGACACCCATCTACAGTGGTACAACTGGTGGGGTCAGGTGTAGAAAGACACGTTTACAACTTATTAGATAATAAAATTGACGTTCACTCAAAAATAGTTGATCTTTACAAAGAAATACTTGAATAATCGGTAAAACGCCACTATAATAAAAACCCCAACAACAAACGGAGAACGAAGTGACAGAGAATCCTGACTATAAACAGCGCCGCGCTGAGGAACTGATGAAGTCGGTTCGCACGATGACAGACCTCAAGACTGCCATCATGCAGGGTATTCGCAAGGTGCATGCCGAGCGAGAACTCACCACACCGATTCTGCTGACCGCATTGGCTGAAGTCTATGCTTTGGCGGCAGTGGAGCATGGGGTGCCGTTCGAGAACTTTCTCGACCAAACCAAGCAAGCCTACGGACTTGCCATCGCCCATCAAAAACTCAACGAGGAAATCAACAATGACTGAGCCAACCGACACACCCACAGAAACCCCTGCCTTACCGCCCGAGAAGCTGGTCAGGGTGTACCTGAAGATGAAGGCCAAGCACGACGAGATGCGTGTAGCCTACGAGACCGAGGAGAAGAAGCTCAAGGGTCAGATGGACAAAGTAAAGTCTGCCCTCTTGGGTTTCTGTAAAGAGCAAAACGTAGACAGCGTACGCACAGGCGAAGGCTTGTTCTATCGCACCGTCAAGGTGAACTATTGGACAAACGACTGGGAGTCGATGCACAAGTTCATCGTTGAGCACAATGCGCCGCAGTTACTGCATGAGCGCATACATCAAACCAACCTCAAAGAGTTCCTTGAGGCCAATCCTGACACGTTACCACCGGGACTCAATGTGGATAGCGAATACACCATAACCGTAAGGAGAAAGTAATGAGTGAACCATTTGTGCCAATCGAAGACTTGGCCAAACAGTTTACGGTTTCGGTATCGACTGTTCGTGCATGGGTGCGACAGGGCTACATCCCCAAAGACACGTATCTGAAGATCGGTAACACCTACCGCTTCAACGTACCTGCGGTGGTCAAAGCCCTTTCAAGCGTACCCAAGGACGAACCGGAAGCACCAAAAGCCGTAGACCCCAAACTGCCTGTTCAACTTGAATTGGCATTCAACAACCCTGACGAAGATATTTAACTGGAGAAACGAAAATGAGTAACGAAATGACCCTGTTTGGAAAACCCAACAACGCCGCCCTCGCCCTCTTGAGCGGAGTAGAAGACAGCCTGACAAGTACCCTTGCGGGTGGCGGTAGTGGCAACAAGCGCATCAGCATTGAAGGCGGTGCATTCCGCGAGTATGTTGGTGGCAAAGAAGTTCGTGTGAGCGAAGAACGCTCAATGAAAGTCATCCTGATCAACGCCGCACCTGTGTCGCGTATGTTCTTTGAAGGCACCTACGTCAAGGGTGCCAAGACCAAGCCCACGTGCTGGTCAAGCGACACGCAAACCCCTGACAAGGCAGTGCCCGAAGATCAGCGTCAAGCCAAGTTCTGCAAAGACTGCAAGCAACACATCAAGGGCTCCGGTCAAGGCGACACACGCGCTTGCCGTTTCCAACAGCGTATAGCCGTGGCGCTCGATGGCGAGTTGCACAAAGAAGCCGTGTATCAGATCACACTGCCATCAACATCTGTGTTCGGTGATGCAGAGGGTAAGAAGATGCCACTGCAAGCCTATGGTCGTCACCTCAAGGCGTACAACACTCCTGCGATTTCCATTGTGACCGAGATGCGTTTTGACATTGACAGCGCCACTCCTAAACTTGTGTTCAGCCCCGTGCGTGCACTGGAGGAAGAAGAACTCAAGGTTGCAGTCAAGTTGCAAAACCATCCTGACACCATCAAGGCAATCACCCTGAACGTGTCGCAAATGGACGGCGTGATTCCTGAGCCAAAGGGTACGTTGCCGATGGGTGAATTGACCAAGCAAGAAGACGCACCTGCATACGAGAAGATCGTTGCCAAGACTGCGCCGAAAGCTGAGAAGGTTGAGGCTGAAGAAGTGCCTGAGCCAATCAAGGTGACCAAGAAAGCCGCACCTGCCGCTGAGCCGAAGTCTGAGTTGAGCGATATTGTTGGAGACTGGGACGACTGATTTGTTTTAGGGTGGGGTCGCTCCCCACCCTTTCTTTTCGGTTATCTCATTCACTCTAACAACTGGCGGCTATGGAAACAAAAAAATTTCTGGAGTCGGTACTGGGGGATGAAGGGTATTACTGCATATTTGCCTATCGGCTATCCGATGAACGCAAGGTGCAGAAGTTCTACGACAACCTTGATGCCGCAATCCATGCTGCTCACAATTTAGATGCTGAAGGGTATGACGCTTATTTTGCGTTGGGCACTTTTGACCAAGCTGGGTCTCGTAAGGCACCCAACGTAAAACAACTTAGATCATTCTTTCTTGACCTTGACTGTGGGCCAACAAAAGACTACGCGACACAGAGCGAAGCTCTTGCCGCACTACGCACGTTCTGTAAAGAACTGAAGCTACCGCGCCCGACTATCGTAAATTCAGGACGTGGCATCCATGTGTACTGGCCGTTGACCGCCCCTGTTTCACGTGAAACGTGGGTGCCTGTTGCTGAGCAATTCAAACGCCTGTGTACAAAGCACGGGATGCGCAATGACCCTGCCGTACCAGCAGATGCGGCGCGTGTGTTGCGGGTGCCCAATACGCACAATCACAAGCCCAATCCTCCTGCCCCCGTGGGGTTAGTGGGTGAGGCAGGTGCACCTATTGAGTTTGACGTGTTCCGTGACCTGATGGGCGATGACTCGTCAATCTTGGTGCCCCCAAAGAAGTATGTGCCGCAAGAGCAAGACGCCATGATGCAAGCCCTGTCGGGCAGTTTCGTGAGTCGGTTCAAGACCATACTGATCAAGACCATGAGTGGCACTGGGTGCGAACAACTCAAAGAAGTTGTCAACAACCAACCAAACATCTCAGAGCCTTTGTGGAGAGCGGGGCTGTCGATTGCCAAGTTCTGTGTTGATGGTGGCAAAGCAATTCACAAGATTTCTGCCAAGCACCCTGAGTACACACCCGAAGGAACCGAGCACAAGGTTGACCTGATCAAAGGCCCATACCTGTGCACACGTTTTGACGAGTACCGTGCGGGTGTCTGCCCTGACTGCAAGCACTGGGGCAAGATCAAATCACCGATCTCCCTTGGGCGTGAGGTTGAGGAAGCTGACGAGTCTGACAACATCGTCATTGAGAAACCACTGGACGTGACTGCGGCTACGCCAATTCGATACGTCATCCCCAAGTACCCGCACCCGTACTTCAGGGGTAAGAGTGGTGGGGTGTTCAAGCACTCCAAGAACACCGAGGGTGAAGACAAAGACGTGATGGTTTATTTCAACGACCTCTACGTCATACGGCGCATCAAAGACCCCGAAGCAGGTGAGTCATTGGTGATGCGTTTGCACTTGCCCAAGGATGGCGTACGTGAGTTCACGTTGCCTTTAACTGCTGTGGGTACGAAGGATGAGTTTCGCAAGCAACTTGCGGCACAGGGTGTGGCAGTCCTGAACGTACAAGAACTGATGGAGTACACGATGAGATGGGTAAACGAGTTACAGTTTAATTCTGAAGCCGACGAAGCATGTCGGCAATTTGGGTGGAAGGACGACAAGCACGAATCGTTTGTTGTCGGCAACATGGAAGTTTTCAAAGACCGTGTTGAAGTGAGTTCACCCTCTGCCGCTACCGTGGGGCTGTTCCCGATCTTCAAGTCCAAGGGCACGTTGGAGAAGTGGAAGCAGACCATGGAGTTTTACAACCAACCGAACATGGAGTTGCACCAATTCATGTTTGGGCTGTCGCTGGGCTCTGTCCTCATGGAGTTTCAGCCGATCAACGCCGCCGCTTTCCACGCATGGAGCAAGGGCTCCGGTTTGGGTAAGACCACAGCCATGTATGCAGGTGCATCTATTTGGGGTGACCCTGATCTGTTGGTGATGCAAGAGCGTGACACGTTCAATTCAAAGATGAACCGTGCCGAGGTGTACAAGAACATCGTCTGCTATATGGACGAGATGACCAACACCAAGCCGCAAGACTTGTCTGACTGGGCGTATCAACTGCCAAGCGGCCTACAACGTAACCGCATGGGGCCGAAAGGCAACGTCGAGCGCGTACGTGGCAAACCTTGGAAGACTCTGTTCGGCACAACGGGTAACACCTCAATGCTTGAACGCATCGCACTGTTCAAAGCTCTGCCACAAGCAGAAGCCCAACGGGTGCTTGAGTACCGTGTTGAGCCTGTGAAGTTCGCAACCAAGTCCGAGACCGATGTCTTTAGCACCGCCATCAAGGACAACTTTGGGCATGCGGGTGTGCTCTACATCCAATACATCCTGAACAACTTGGATGCGGTCAAAGAACTTGCCATGACAGTGCAACGCAAACTTGATGCGGCGTCGAGCCTGTCTGCTGAGAATCGCTACTGGTCTGCCTTGGCTTCACGCACCATTGCAGGTTTGATGTTGGCCAAGAAAGCTGGCCTGATCACTTGGCAGATTGCGCCGATTGTGCAGTGGATTGTCAAGGTGATGGCTGAAGCCAAAGTCATGGTGGGCGAGATGAACGTCAATGTCGAAGCCCAACTGACCGACTATATGGCTGAGAACTACAACAACATGCTCCGCATCACATCGACTGAGGATGCGCGTAACACCGCTGGTTCACTTGACAAGATTGTGGTGCCCGACAGTTCACCTCGTGGTCAGTTCGTTGCGCGGTATGAGTACGATGTGAAGAAGCTGTACTTACTGATCAAGCCCCTCAAGGCATGGTGCGGCAAGCAACAGATCAACTACGCTGGGTTTGTTGACGGTCTGAGAACGGGAAGCACCAAGGCAATCAAAGCCAAGGTTCGACTCGGCAAGGGCACCCACATCAACATGCCCCCCACCGATGTTTTGGTGTTGGACTGCACAGGGTTTATGGACGATGAAACTGAGCAAGCTCTGGCGACAACCGCCGCGCTGTTCGAGAAACAGAGTCAGGATTGACGACCTCGCACCCGATGGGGTGCGTATCGTTGTCCGCTGGGACAAGTTTCCAGCGGGTGCCTCTGTGTTCATCCCTTGCGTGAATACGCTGGAGCTTGTGCGTCAGGTTCACCAGATAACAAGTCAATGGGAATGGGTCGTTCACTACCGGCCCGGAATCGAAGGTGGCTACTGGGGGGTTCGCATTTGGAGAAGGTTGTGATAGTATCGCCCCCGACAGGTTGCCTGTCACTTCGTTTCTCCTTTGAAAAGAGATTTAACCCCCGCCGTAAAAAGCGGGGGTTTTTTTATCAGTCCAGCAACCCGTTGTCGTACTCAGCCGCGTTCTGTAACAACTCAGGGCGGAGCTTCTTATTGAGGGTGACGCCATGGTACATCTCTTGCGATGTCTTCATGTGTTGCGCCATTGAGTTCTGGATAGTCTCGGCTGTGATTGCCGCCGTGGGGTGCAACTTGTTGAACTTGAACATGTCGTCCAGTGCATCACTCATGCCGTCTGCGTCACCACTTCGTGCGGCGATGTAGTAGTCGCGCAACACCTTGGTACGTTCCTTGGTAGCACGGCGCTCAATGTTCTTGAGGGACGCATTGATCTCCAACTGGCGGGTGTACTCGGCAGGTGCAAAACCAAACATCTGAGCGTACGCATTGGCAGGGTGCATCTCACCGGTGATCGGGTCACCACGCAAGGTGTTGGCACCCTCAGTTGCAAAGCGAATACCCTTGAACCCGTTGGCGATACCTGCGGGGAGCATACGCTCCAAGCCGCGCTCGGTCTCACCCTCGTTGATCAACTTAACGCCCTGCTGTATCCGGTCGGCTACGCCGTAGACTGGGCCACCCATGAGTTGCAAGAATGCCAGCACTGCGTTGTCTTGCTCACGGTATCCGGTGCTGTTGATCAGCAGGTCAGACAAGCCGATACGGTTGGCGACAGCCGTACCAGTCAGGTAGTTGACCGCGCCGTTGAACAGACCTTCACCAAGATACTTGCGTGCGGCGGTCTCAGCATCATCCTCATCGTCACCCTTGAACATGTTGTAGACAGCGGCCATGATGCCAAACATCGGCAGACCCTGCACCCCAGCCATCATGCCAGCGGAGGCGTAGATGCCAACGATCTGGCGCATGGCGGCGTCACGGACTTTCTTGTCCTCAGACTTCATGGCTTCACGGGCCGTCTTGAACATCATGTAGTACATGGAAACACCGTACCGTTTGTACATGAACATGATCTTGCCAATTGAGTTCTTTGCGAGCAACGGCGCACTGCCAGCCGATGCACCCCCGTTCAGCAGTTCAGTGGTTTGGATTGCGCGTTTGGCCGCTTCGGTGCGTGATGCACTGTCAATCTTCTCGCCATCCTTGGCCATCCGGTCAAGCTCAAGCTCATAGGATGCGATCAGGGAGATTTGGCGGTTCATGCGCTCGCCATGGTGGAAGATGAAACCAGACCATGCGTTCACACGGTTCAAAGGCGTGGACTTCTCGTCCATGTCCAAGATGTCATGCGTCATCGAGCGGCTGAGCAAACCGTAGTCCTCGGCGATCTGCGACAACTCCTTGAGGCGCTTGATCTCAGGCGGCGTATCCTTGGCGTCAAAGTCGTAGTTGTCCAGCGAGAAGCCAGCACTTATCTCAATCTTGGACTTGCCGTCAGCCGTGGGCACAGACATTTCTGCGTTGCGCTTGAGGCCGCTACCAAAGAACAACTTGGTGGCTGAGCCAAGGGCTTTCATAGTCTCAGAGTAGCCGTACTTACCACCAAGGTAAGGCATCAGCACCAACGGCACCTGCGACATGTTGACCACGGCAGACGATACGTTAAAGCCCAACGTCCATGCAAAAGCGGTGGATGTCAAAGCCTTAGACCATGGCGCAATGTCAGGACTGACCAGCGTTTGGATGTGGCTGTTTAACTCGTCGGCCAGCCCACGGGCGCGTTCGGTGTTGTTCTTTTCCTTGACGTGCTTGTCGATCTCGTCGCGCAGTTGGTACATCTTGCCGCTGTACTCAAGGTTAGCCAGTTGGTGTGCCATACCCATAGAGCGTGTGAAGAAAGCGGCGGGTGCATCAAAGCTAAAGCCGGGCGTGTTCTTACGCTTGCGGAACGCTTGAGCGAACGATGTCTCAGGCAGTGTTGACAAGAACGTACGCATGATCTCGTCGGTCATCTGGTCGTGTATCTTGCCTGCTTCACCAGCAGGTCGGTTGGCTTCAAGTGTTCGCAAGATAGAGTTCACGAACGAGGTTGGAGGTGCATCTTTGTAGGTGCGCTTAGCGCCGCCTTTGAAACGCTGAATGTTTTTGACGCCGCTTTCTTTCTCCAACTCTTTGATTGCACGCTCACGCTCAACCGAAGTCTCGAAGTGTTCGACGAAGTGTTCCAAGTTGCCATCACGACCCTTGCCGTCGTATGACAGGCGATAGTCACCATTACGTGTCAGGGGGAAGTACGGCTCAATCTTGCCCTTGGTGGCAAGGCGCTGATAAATCTCAGTCTTGAGCTTCTTGGCGTCTTCCTTGTCCGTCACCGAGTTGTCGATGCGGTTGAACATCAGGTTAAGCAAATCATCGTACGTCTTAGCGTACGTGTCACGCATCTGTTTGTAGACGCTCTGACCCTCGGGGCCGAGCTTGTTCCACTGTGGTTGCAAGTCATCCCACACCTTTTGTTTATCCAGACCGCTCTCGGACTGCTTGCCCTTGTAGTCAGCGCGAGGCTTGGAGGGGTCAACCTGATCAAGCGTACTGGTGGCGATGACATCGTTCAGGATGACTTCTTTCTCGGGGTTGCCCTTCACCCAGTTCTGGATGCGCTTCATGGTGGCTTCGGTCGCACGCTTACGCTTGTCGATGGAGCCGCTCCAACGCTTCTCCAACTCATCGAGCTTGGGTGCCATGGGGATGTCTTCTTTTGCAACCTCAGTCAGTGCATTGAGCGGCAAGCTACGGCGCACCAACTTCTGAACAGCGGAAGGCACACCCTCACGGAACAACTCATAAATGCCACCAACGATCTTGTTGTCCAGCGCCGGTAGCGACAGGATTCGGTTGTCCAAAGTCTTGAAGACTGCGGAGCTTTTTCCCAGCAACGATGCTGAGAACAACGAGCCTGCCTCACGAGATTCAGGTGCAGGCGACAAGATAGTGTTGATCAACGAGTCAGAGGCGTCGAGTGCGGAGCCCATACCCTTGGTTTCTTTACCCATGATCGACCGCACAAAGTTGCGGATGGCGTGCATGAAGCGTTGCCATGCAGTGATGGCTTCACCCTTGGGATTGATTGCCGCCAACTGTTGCTGGAACTCAGGGTTGCTGAAAGCCTCGGCAACAAACTCATCCAGAGACTGTGCGCCGTACGCTGTGTCCAGCGAGTCTTTGACATTGTTGTAAAGCTCTGTAAGTTGTTTAGTCACAGGGTGTGACTTGTTATCTATGACATGTGATGTAGCAGCATGTACCGCTTCATGTAATAGCACGTGAAGGTTTACGCCTTCCTCCGCGTCCAGCTTGATGGTGTCTGTCTTAGGGTCGTACAGACCGGCGACTGGAACATCCTCGGCGTTGAGGAGCATGGGCTCCAACTCAACCTTGGTTTTACCCATTGCACCAGCCAATTTCTTGGCGACTTCGGATGCGCGGCCAAGGTTCTGCGAGCCCAACATGGTCAGGGCTCCACGCAGATCACCAGCTTTCAACGCCTTGCGGATGGCAGGGTGCAACGGTAGCGCCAGCACCACCGCATCACGGGAGAGTTCCAGTTGGTCATTGTCCATTTGCTCTTTGGTAGCACGGGACAACTCTTGCTGGACATTAAACTGGGTAGAGCCTCGACGCACCTCTGCTTCAGACTTATTAAAGTAGTCTGACATTTTATTGGACAGCGCCCTCTTGTCAGCCGCCGACAAAGATTCGTAGAACGCCTTGGCGTACTTGCCACCGCTCAGCGGGACAATCGAGGTTGTGCCTTCACGACCGAAAGCAATGTCATCAACAGGTATGCCGGTGCGCAACTGAGCAGTGATGTCGTTGAGCTTGTCTACACGAGACAGCAACTTATGCTTCTCAAACATGGCCACATACATGTCATAGGCCAGATAGTCGAGCGCGTCAGATTTACTCTCCGCTTCCATCACCTGCCCGTATGCGCCAAAACTTGCGTCAGCCTTGGGCTTCTCAGCCTTTGCTTCGGGTTTACCCTTAGCTTCTGTTTTGGGCTTTGGTTTAGGACTTGCGTTAAGTGCGTCAATTGCTTCTTGCAGGCGTTGTGTGTCCGCAGACAATCCCTCCATTACTTCATCAAACCTGCGTAGTGGGGAATTAAAGTTTTCACCTTCCATTAGCGCGTCGTATTGTTTGGCAACGCCTTCAAGTTCTTGAATACTCCTCTCAACCGATCCAGCTTCTAATGAGTTAGGGTATGCGGTATCCCGCAGTACTTTTTTAGCTTTCTCTATTACCGGCCATAAAGATTTGATGCGGCGCTCGTATTTGTTACGAGTACGTTGGCGCACGGCCTTTAAGTCTTCAGCAAACTCGGCGGCGTCTTGAGCGTCTTCTTGGTCTTCAATTTGGTTTTGGCGGCGCTCCACTAAGCTGGTAACTTTTCCATCTTTAACTTCAGTCTTCTTCAGTGCAGGGGGCTCCACGCCTTTTCGCACTCCAGTGTCATCAGCAGGTTTCCCACGATCTCCCAGTCCAGTGGGCTTAGGTGTTTCAACTCGCTTGGTATCAGCAGGGGCTCCAGTGCGCTCGTCCTTTGCACCGCTCGGTTTGCGATCTTCAGTGCGAGTTCCAGTTCCTCCAGCGACATCTCCTGCGTTCTTATCACGTCCTCGTTCAGCGGGTTTCCCGGCTGCGGGTCTTGTTGCGGTTGCATTTTTCTTGTCCTCCTTGGCAGCCTTGATTGGCTTAGCGGGTACAAACATGTCACCCTGCTTAGCAAGACCACCAAACGCCTGCATTGCTAAGTTCTCGACCGCATCCTTGGTACCTGTGGATAAGTTGGGGTTCTCACGAATGCGCCCGAAGATGTTTGCAACAACAGGCTGTTGGGCTGTGTCGGCCATGTCCATGTTGAGCAACTGCTTGTAGAAACCAGATTGCTTTGGTAGGCCAGCGTTGGCCAGCACTTCCGGTGTTAGCACCGTAGCAAATGGTTTCTCCTGAGATGCAATCTCCTCCTCGGAGAAGGCTTGAGGTGCGGCACCCTTTGGCTTACCCATTCCGGGGAAACCCATCTGTTGAGGTTCGCGCTGTGCTTTCTTTTCAGGAATGAGCGACTCGATAGAACGCAGTTCTTTCTTTTGCTCCTCGGAGGCTTGCACCTCTGGCTCAGCTTCAACCACGGGTTCCTCTGCCAGACGAATGTCGTAGGCACGGTTGATAAGGTTGCGCTCACGGTCGGTGAGGTTGGTGTTGGTGAAACCTTCACGCTTGAGTTCCAGAACAAATGCTTTGGGGATGTTCTTGACATCAGACTCAACAATTGGCAGCAGCAACTGAAGACGTGTGTCCTGAGATGTTTTCTCCTGTTTGCGCTCTACCGCACCGGTCAATTCGGCAAGGTCAGACTCAAACTTTATGCGTTCTTTCTCTGCCCTAATTTTGGCGGCTTCCCGCTCATCTTTTGCGTACAGTTCTTCGATCTGTTGGGTTTCCTCCAGATCGTCAATCATGTCACGTGTTTGGGTATCTCGTTCAATCCGTGGTTGCAAGTCAAGTTCTTGCTGTACTCCACGGGGTGCCTCTTGCATCTCCAACTCAAAGTCTGCTGGGGCTTGGCGTTGCGGCCCTTCCATTTGAGAAAGCTGAATCAGTGCGCTGTCGCGCTCACTTGGGTACAACTCACCCTGAGTTCCTACAGCATCTTTCTCACGCAGGCGCGGTGCCGCATCTTGTGGGGCGTACTTGTCTTTGAACTTGGATTCTTCGTATGCGGCCAAGTCCTCACGGGTCATTGCTACTGAGCCGTCAGGTAAACCCACAGGTGTAAACGGAGCTTCCCCCGTCAACCGCAAAGCATCAGGAGTTGTTTCCTTGGGTGCTTCTTTATCCAGACCCAACGATGCGCGACGAGCCTTGCGGCCAATGGTCATGTCAATGATCAAGCTGGCCAGTGCACCGACTCCAGCGCCATAGGCACCTTCTTCTCCTGAGCCGACAAGGATTTCTTGCTGAGGGTCGTAGACGCCCTTGGCAATCAAGTTCTGAGCAACCTTTTGCGCCGCTTCGGTCGCACCCTCTACACCACCACGTGCAAACGCAGTACCTACAAGGCTCTTGAATGGTTTGATCTGTGGTGCCAGCAAGTCGAGCAGACCAGTCGGCGCACCAAGTTGTGTAGCCAAGCGGCGTTCTTCACCTGTGGCACCTTTGGCTTCGGCAGACTCACGCGCTTCACCAGCGCCAGCGGCAACACCCAGACCACCAGCGGCAACACGGCCAGCCAGTCCAAGGGGGCCAGCGGCAAAGAACGGTAGGGTAGAACCTAAGCCCTCACCCAACTTGCGCATCACTGAGTCTTCATACCCAGCGCCAGCTTCAAATGGCTTCTTGGCAATACCAGCAAGCTCTTTGATTTTCTCGCGTGCGGCCTTCTCAGTATCGTCGGGCAACAACGCGCTGATACCAGTACCTGCTGATTCAAGCAAGTTAATTGCGCCGGGAACCAAGCCCTTGCCAAACTCTTTGATGCTTCCACCAACAGTAGGTTTTGGCTTGAGCATTTCCTCACGTTCAGCGCGTAGCTGTTGCAAGCGTGCCTCAGCGTTTGTGTCTTCTTGAGAAGACATACGCTTTTGGACAGCAGCAATCACCTGCTGACGAGTTGCACCTTCTGGCCCTTCGATCTCATAGAGATTACCGTCAGGGCCGGTGATCTGGTACAGCGGCATGCTTACTCCTTATTTTTTGGAATCTACTTTTTTCATATCGCCGAACCCATCAGTCGATGACACACCAAGTTTCTGACGCGCTGATTCAAGCACCGGCTCCAATTCCTTACGGATTTTTGCTTTTGCTTGTTGGTGTTGAATCCTTGCAGTTTCCAATTGGTTTTTCTGCGCAGCATCCATTTTGCCTGACTGCTCTGCCATGAGCAACATGCCGTTGCGGGTTGTAAAGTCTTCGTCAAGGCGGCGCTCAAGTTCTTGAACCTTACCAAGCGTGGCCGAGTAGACCGTACGAGCCTTATCGTATGACAAGCTCTCACGTGATGCGGCAGTCGCGTCCTGCTGCGCTTTGACTTTGAGTCTTTCAATCTCACGGTCAAGTGCTTTATCGCGGGAACCCACATCAACGCTGTACTTGGTGTCACGGGACTTGACATCCTCACCGTACAAACCACGGCCAGACTCCAGACCCTGACGTTGGCTCATGCTGGACTGCTCGTATGTTTTTGAACCTGCGTCAATAGCACCCTTGACGTTTGCACGGTCAATACCAATCAATCCTGTCTTGGCACCTTGGATGTCTCCAAATTCTTTGAGCTTGGCAGCACGCATCCTATCGTCATAGTTCATACCGGCTTCAGCAGAACCAGCAAGCTCACCATAGCGACGACCACCTGCACCAATCAAGGCGCGTTTGATACCTTCTCTACGCAAGCGTTCGGGGTCGTACTGCTCGTCATAGAATTTCTGAAGACCGCCGATACCCTGTTCATATACGCCACGCTGTTCCGGTGTAAGCGCCGTACGTCCTTCAACACGCTTTTCTTCTGCAAGCTGACGGGCGACAGGATCAATCTCCGCATTTTTAAGTGCGGCGGCTTGCAGTTTTGTACCAAAGTCATTCGCGGGGCCAACAACGCCGGGCTGTACTTGTGGAGGTGCCGCAGCGGCACCGGGTAAACCCGCAATTCCGGGAGGTGCAGGGGGCTTAGGGGGTGCAGGAGGCATTGGGGGCTTAGGTGCACCTTGCGCAGCGGCAACTACATTTGCAGGCGGTAACTTGTCAGCAGGCGGTACGGCAGCTTGAGGGCCAGCAGCGGCGGTTGCTTGCGCTTCGGACACGGGGGCAGCGGCAGGGGCTTGCGCTTTTTCAAACCGACCAACGGCACCCATAGGTGATGCGGCAGAGATGGGTTTATCTATCCCTGCGGCAGACATCTCAGCGGCGTAGCTTTTCTCGGCGGCTTGCAGTGCAGCTTGTGCGGCCTGCAATTCTGCTTGCGCAGTCTGGAAACCTTCGGGGTCTTGTTGCCGTTGGCGCAGGCCGTAGGAGTACACTTTTTGCTGGGCGGCTTTGCGGCGCTCTCGTGCTTGGTCGAGGATTTCACCCCCACCAGCGTATCCAACCGTTCCACCATCAGCGTATCCAACGATGCCACCAGCGGCCATAGCCTTGGGTTGTGCAGCCATAGCAGCACCGGGAGCGGCGGCAATACCACCCATCATCTGCTTCATCTTGTCTTGCTGTTGCTGGGTCTGCTGTTGCGCAGTGTCACCGCGCTGTTGGGCAAGCTCGTTCTTGGTCAACTCGGCAACCTCTTGTTCACGTTGCTGTGCCACAGTCATATTGGCTTGACCGCTTTCGGCGTTTTGCTGAGCCATCTTCAACTGCATGTCACGAGCGGCGGCGTCCTTTTCTGATTTGATCTTTTGGAGTGCCAACAGATCAAGCAAGTCTTGCGTCATTGCATAGCGTTTTTCCAACGGCTTGGTGTCACCCTTGTATGCGTCAACACGGTCGTCCACACTTCCCAGCCCAGCCATGGGGCTGGCTTTTCCGGGAGTTGGCATTTGTGGTTGTTGCGGACGCTGTTGCATGAGTCCTGCAATACCTTGGGGTGAAGCGTTTGGCATCTGCATGGTGTGTCCTTATGGCTTGGCAGGCGTAGTCGTGGCAGGCGTAGTTGTGGCAGGAGCAGCAGGAGCGGCAGGAGCCGTACCAAAGATACGGTCGTACAAGTCCATGAGGCCACCACCTTGGCTGAGAATATTCGACAGTGCACTGGGTTGTGAGTATGAGTAAGTTTGCGCAGCAAGAGGCAAACCTTGGAGCAGAGACTGCTGATACTGCACTTGCTTGTACGGAAACTCACGTTGAGTTTCAAATTCTTTGACATCCGCAGTGATGCCTTGTTGCTCAATGTCACGTTGAACTTGACCAGCTTCGCCTTGTTTCTGGAGCGCAGCCAAACCGTAGGTGTTGGCGGCGTCTTGCGCCGTTTGGCCACGGCCTTGTTCGACGTTAAATTGATTCATTGCTTGCGAATAGGCGTCTGAGTAGCCCTTGCCGGTAATGCCAGCGAGGTTTTGCAACATGTTGCGTTGGTTCTCAGACTCCATCAAGGCACCCCGACCACCACCGAATGCGCCAGCTTTGGTTGCAGAAGCGCGGTTGGCCAAGTTTTGAATTTGCGCTTGGCGTTTGGCTTCCTCAATCTGCGGGTCAAGCGCCGCAGTCAAGTAAGGATTCATGTAGTCCTGAGCTTGCTGCGCACCAAATTTCTGGGGGGTAAACGCACCCATCTGCTCAGTAGGGATGGTCAGGCCAGCAATGCCTTGGAACGCTGTGTCCTGTAGCTCGGACGTACCCGCAGTCAGCGGGCCTCCATAGGCTTGGTAGTCTTGGTTGGCCAGTGCTTGACCGCGACCCAGCATGTCTGTGACATACGGCCCTGCCCAGTTAGAAAGCGAGGACTCGGTGCCCGTTTGTTGCCCGACTCCGGTATCAGCGGTAGAACCCGTGCCGGTGCCCGTAGTTCCTGTAGATTTTACTGTTGACATGTTCTACCTCGCTTACGCTAAAAATTTATCGGGGTTAATTTGCTTGCCCTGCTTGGTCGTACCGGTGCGAGCTTTACGAATTTTGTCCATCATTGCATACAGGCGCTGTGCACCCGCTTCGGAATTTCCATTACCAAGGTGACCAACAACATCTGCGGGAATAACAAACTCACCATGACTTAATTTAGCTTCCTGTTTTCCACCAATTCGTGCTGGAATTTTATCAGCCATACCATCTGTTGCGCCACTTAAATATCGGCCTCGCGCCATCTCCGCAATACCACCGGATGCGTATTTCGGCACCGGTAAGTCTTTGATGACAGACGAAGCGGGTTTGACTTCCTCTTTCTTGTCTTCTTTCTTCTCTGCGCCAGCCTGCAAAACAGGACGGGTTTGGCGTGCAGGGTTGGATTTGTTTAGGGCTTCCAGACCAGCGGCTTCTTCCTTGGCGGTAGTGCGAGCGGCTTCGGCACCTTCTGGTGCAACAAAACGAGTTTTGGTGAAATACTCTTGCGCCGAGCTACCCGGACGGCGGGTAGGATCATAGGTGTTAGCCACCTTTTCACGCACCGCTTCGTACTTAGGGATGCCGCCTTGATAGCCTGTCTTCTCAGGCTTTTGCTGGCTTTGGTACAGGCCGTACAAACCACCTGCGGCGGCGGCTACGTTGCGCCAGTTTGTGCCACCAGTCTTGGGGTCAGTGAACGCGGTTTTAAGGTTGTTAAAAGCCGAAGTGCCGAGCTTTTTAAATGCTGCACCCACCTGATCAAACAGAGAAGCGTCTTTTGCCAACTCAGGGTAGTTTTCCTTGAGGTAGTTTTCGGTGGCAGTATCAAACTCAGTCCAGTCGTAGTCGGACGTGGTGTAGTCGCCAACAGTGTTGGTGCCAGACCCATCTAAGTTCTGCCAATCCTGCACTTCTTCAGTTGTGTCGGAGTACCCAGTTTCTTCGTCGCCCATGATCAACCTTTCAAAATTTTAAGCAATTCTTCGTTTACATCTTCAGAACCGTCCACCATGCCGCCTTGTGCAAATGGGGAGGCAAACAGTTTTTCCTGCGATGGATTAGCGAAAATGCTGTTCCAGTCATAAATGTACCCAATCTTTGCAGGATCGGCAGCTTTTACCGTGACTTGCTGGCCTTTGGTGTCTTCTGCCTGCCCCAGCATGCTGGTCAGGGTATTGAGATTGCCCATACGCTGGGTCTTGAGTGCAGCCGCCGCTTGCGCTTGGCGGGTACGCTCGGCTTCGTCAGCTTGGGCTTTGCGAGTAGCCTCAGCCTCATCCGCCACGGTTTTGAACACACCAGTGCGTGCCCACTTGGAGCCTGCGGCGGGGTCGTACTTGAACGGGTCGTCGGTGTCTGGCTTGTATGCCGTTTCCTGCGATCTGAGGTATGTCTCAATCGCAACCTTGTCCTTTTGGTCAATTACCTTGTCGCCGTTGTAATCGTACTGCTGGTCGTATGCACCTTGGGTCTCCAACGACTTAATGATTGCATCCAGATCAGACTGCGTAGCCTTCTGGGTGTCTTGCCCCAGAGTCTTGGCCATGTCCGCCTGCGCCATTGCAAGTGCTTGGTCGCGTGCAATACCTGCCTTCTCGTACTCAGCGGCCCTGTCCAGCACCTCTTGTTTGGCAGTGGCAATGTCGCCTTTTAGTTCAGTCTTGGCGGTGCCAATGTCGGTCTTCAGTTCAGTCTTGGTGCTGGCCAGATCAGCTTTGATGTTGGCCTCGGTCTTACCAATCTGTGTAAGGATGTCAGTGCGTGTGGTGCCAAGATCAGCAGCCACGTCGTCAATTGCCTTACCCAGTGCCTCGTCTCGACCAATACCGGCCTTCTCATACTCGGCCATCCGCGACAAGACGTTGGTTTCAACGTCTCCAATCTTGGTGGTCAGTTTGCTTTCGACCCCTGAGATTTCTTCGCTTAGCTTTGTTTCAGTCAGCCCTAATGCTTTAAGAACGGCTGCTTGCGAATCTGCAATCTTGGTGCCAAGGTTTGTCTCAACCGTCGCAACTTCTTCTTTTAACGAAGTTTCAGTCTTACCAATCTGCGTTAGTAGATCAGCCTTGGTGGTGCCAAGGCTGGTTGCAACATCGTCAATCGCTTTGGACAACGCCGTATCGCGGTCAATGCCAGCCTTCTCGTACTCAGCCATCTTAGTTAAGATGTTGCTTTCTACGTTGCCAATTTTTGTACTTAGATTGCTGACATCACCACTTAGAGTGTCAATTTTCTTAGTCAGGTTGACTTCGGTCGTATCAAGCTGTTTGAGGAGGGCTTCCTTTGTAGTGCCAAGTTCGGTGGCAACATCGGCAATAGCTTTCTGGGTAGCCTCATCCCGCTTCATACCAGCGGCTTCGTTTGCGGCAATCTTGGCAAACAGGCCGGTTGCAGCCACATCTCCCTTAGCAGGTGCACCAATCAAATTATTGATGTTGTCAATCTTGGTGTTTACGCCATCAATGTGCGCGTAGATGCCTGTGGCCGCAGCCGTGTCTGTTCCAGCACTCCCTACGATCTTATCAACCGTAGCTTTAACGTCGTCCTTTGTGAGCCCTGCGTCACGCAAGTCTTGAATGGCTTTGTCTACGGCTTCAAAGTTTTTGTCTGTGGCGGTGCCCAGTGTAGTAATGGCTTTTTCCAGATCGGCTTTTGCCGTATCTATCTTCAAGTCAACTTTGGCAACTTCTAACCCCGTGGCAGCAATTGACTTTGTAAGGTCGGTACGCACCAGTTCAATGGCTTTTCGAGCTTCTTCATCTGCTGCACCTGAAGCCATGTTGTTGATCTGCTCGACCAAAGAGTTGTACCGTGCAGTTGGCAGGTAGTCAGTGGCCTTGGCAGTCAACCCAGACTCGTCGTACTGGCCCATCAGTTTCTTGAGGTCAGCAGCCGTAGGTTTGGTTAGCCCCAGTGCTTCATACGCGGCCTTGACTTCACCCTCATCAACAACACGTGGGTCAACCCACGCTGTAATCTTTGTGGCTTGTTCGGCTTCATTGACCTGTCCAACGAACCGGTTGACATCCGCATCAGTGGGGGTGTATCCACTGTCCACCAGATACTTCTTGGCTTCGTCAAATGTCACCTGACGTGGATTGACGTAATCGGCAACAGCCTTAGTCTGATCGGTTTCAGCTTTACTGCCGACAAATTGTTTGATCTCATCCGCAGACGGTGTGTAACCCTTGGCGGTAAAGAATGATTTAGCTTC